ATGCCTCATACCCTGATCCCATTCGACATGGCTGAGCTGCTCGACAGTGAAGAGGCAGTCAGCGAGTACCTGTCTCAAGTCCTGGCCGACGGCGACACTGATGAACTGATCCGCGCGATCGGCCATGTGGCCAAAGCACGCGGCATGTCGCAGATAGCCAAGGACTCTGGCCTGGGTCGTGCGAGTCTCTACAAGGCCCTCGCCCCCGGCGCGCAACCACGGTTCGATACCGTGATCAAGGTCATGCATGCCCTGGGCATTGAACTGCACGCTACCCCGGCCCATACCTGATCCATCACCGGCTAAGCCGGCAAGGAGTCTGACTCGGAGTTGAGCCAGCGACGCAGAAAGTGCGAAAGCAAGTTCTACCGTGCGTCAATTGAAGCCGCCTCCTGGCGGCTTTGCTTTCTGTCCAAACGATACCCGTGTGAACTTACTAGAAAGTGTCCGTGTTAACGGGGGTAAAACCCTACCTAAAATAGGCATGCGTATAGACACATACCGGAACATACGGCACAAAAAAACCGGCTGCAGAGGCCGGTTTAATTGGGTTTCAGAGTCATATGGGAACATCTGAAATCATGTCAATGGTGCCGAAGCCGGACTAGAACTGTCAGCTACAAGTTGCGCAGCTACTGGGCGCTCTCCTTACAAGACCAAAGCCATATACCTAAGCGTATACCTAAAACCGAAAGTACCCCCTGCTCGCCCTTCCCAATCGATCACTTTTTGACCACCCTTTTTTAGCGTTCGTGGTCATCGTGAAAGCGCCTCTAATTCCATATCGCCATTCCTGTTCGCACGCTGCTAATCTCCAGGCCACGCCTGGCCGCTGACAAATCATGAAGCCGACTATGAGTCATGACACTCTCCCCCCTATTACTCGCCTAGCGGTTACTGCCGACTTTAGTCTCAGGGCAGATCCGTGGGAGGACCCAGAGTTGGATCTCGTCAGGACATACCGTATAGCGGTAATGGCCGAACCAGGTCGCGGCGATGACGATGATGAGGAACTCCAGGTAGGAACTATTCACATTGACTTTATGCGCTTCGACATCGCGCTCAATCTAGGATTTGATCTTGAGGAGATTGCGGACAATGCGAGCCACGACGCCATTACGATCTACGAAGCGCTTCAAGAAGACCTGGGTAGGATGAGTTACGGTATGAACCAAGACTGTCTAATGGTCTCGCACTTCTCTTTCGAGCCGCCCTACAGAGGCACTACGGCTGAACTGGGCGCTCTGCGAGCAGCGTTGATTGGGCTGAGCTCTGGCGTCTCTCGCGCGTTCCTTCCCATGGGCGTTGTCATCCCCGATATCAGCCTTGCGACTGCCAAGGATTTGAATGCCACTGCCTTGTACTTCGACAAGATCGGCTTCAAACCGCTGAAGCTAGGTAGCGATATCCTTTGGCTGGACATGGAAGCGGGCAGTTTCTGGAGAAGACAGGCCTCAAGTCAGTGACTTCCCTCCCCTCGCCCACCTATCCCCTGGTCGTATAGTCAGAGCGACTATCATGGTGGCACTATGCAACCTTTTCAGGCATGGAGGTCGGAATGCATAACTCCCATCAGAACATCGCGTCAATCGCAACCAAGGCCCTTCTGGCGCTGATCACAGCCATTACGATCACAGGCTGTGCAACCAAGAAAGACTTCTATGCGATGGGAGGTAGCCGCGCCGACGGTACGGTCGATATGGCCTATGACTTCCGCCAGTTCGAATCCCCGGTGGTGAATCCCGCTCAGGCTCAATCAATCGCAAAATCGAAGTGCCGTGTTTGGGGCTACAGCGACGCCGAGGCGTTCGGCGGCATGACGCAGAACTGCCATCAGCGTGACGGATTCGGGACCTGCGTGGCCGGCCAGATCGTCCACACCTACCAGTGCATCGGGAACCTCAACGAAGCCGCACAGGCTAAACCCGTTAGCACTCAAGCCCCCGCCTCGCTATCGGGCGCCTTGTCAAAAGACCAATGGCAGCAGCAACAACTTCAGCAACTCAAGAGCGAGACAGGCCTGTCCTATGAGGAGTACACCCGCCGGTATCGTCAGATCATGGGGCAGTGACGGACAGCCCTTCCCGCCCCCGACGTGCAAGGCGGCATAATGCGCAAATTTATCCTCCTCTCAGCTTTTCTATTCCGTTCCTGGGGGCGCGCTCATTAGCGAGCATACGAAGAGCGCAAGCAGCACAAATTAGGGGAGCACGAAGCCTAAGCTCGCGACAGCGGGCTGTGGCATGACAAGGAACCGGTTGCGCCCGGTAGTGGAGGAAGAGGTGGCGCTGTGCCATGCTTCTTTTCAGGAAAATGCCACAGACTGCGCCTGAGATGCAGGAAGCGCAGAAAGCTTCAATGAATACATCCAGATGAACCTCAAGGGAATTTCAAGCAGATGCAGCTGCTATCAGTAACGGATTGCGAATCCTTCCTTAGAGCACTCGACTTGATCGAGCATGGTCAAGATTCGGTCAGAATCTCTTTCGATGGATGGCCAAATTTCGATGTAAAGATCAACGGCGATCGCTACCACAGCACAATGACATCGAAGCTCATGCAGGGCTTCATCTCCTATCAGGAGGAGGTGCTAAGATCGTACGCAGAGATAAGGTACGGGACATCTTCGCTTCTGCGGCTCACAAATGAAGAGAAGGCATCCCTAGAGATTGTCTTTAAAATCGCTCAAGGAAGCACGGAGGGTGATGGGAATCTTGATGGCATTGCTAATCGTCTGCTGGACAAGATCCCGTTTCACAAGATGACGCCACGACAAGTCGCTCTTTGCTTAGCTCTTACCATTGGCTCGGTAGCTGGCTATTTCGTGTTCTCAGAATGGCAGGATACTGTACGAGAGCAGCAAAGGTTTGAATCCCAGGCGCAAACAGAATCCCACTACGAGCGTCTATTTGAGAGGTTCACGGAAGCACTGACATCGCCAGAAACGCCGACCGAAGCTCGTCGCGTACATGAGCATACCCAGGAGGGTTACAAAGCTATTTTTGCCGGCGCACCTGACGCAGACTCTGCGAGCATTCAAGGTAAGCGCTTTTCGCAAGATCAGATGCACGAGATCACCTCCAGAGAATCCCCATCAAGGCAACGGATTGAGCGGCGAGACGATCTGATCATTGAATCAATCAAGCGCACGCCTGAGTATCTGACACTGACCCTTAGGCTTCCGGAAGAAGAAGCAACATTCACTGGCCGTATTGATCTCATGTCGTTTACCCCAGAGTCACTACCCGAAGTATTTGATGCGTTTCGGGACAGTACACCCATAAGGTTTTTCCACTTTGCGACCATGGAAGCCGGCGGGATAGTCAAGACTCAGGTACTCGCCATTGATCGGAATACAGAGTCAGCGCAGTTAGCTACTGAGCCATTGCAATCAGAACCATTTCTGACAAATTAGTAACAAGCCCGGCCAAGCGCCGGGCTTTCCGTTTCAGGTGCAATCGTTTGCACTATCCTCCCAAGGCTTGCCACAACGGCACACTGCTAGCCGTCCTGACATACCTCAAGCATCCATACCGCACCGCATCTGCACCATGGTCAGGGCCTGAGCTATCCACGTCCTCGATGCGCTTCTGATCGCGGGCAAGGGTTGGCAGCGTCTCCCAGAGGTAGCTGCAGGATCGGCTAATGTAGAGACCCGGCTTATCGACCTGGCCGGCATCGGCGAGCAGTCGGCGCATGATGTTCCAGCCGGTGATACGGTCGGCCTTCTTGGCTGGATCGAAGCGCACCCCGCAGCGGGAGAACTCGTCCGCAATCGAGCCGGCCGCATGGCCTCCCTTCGCGAAGATCGCATCATCGGCAACGCCGGTGGGCTTAATCTGCCAGCGTTTGCACATCGAAATGATTTCCTCGGCCAGGATTGGCACCGTCCAGTTCAAACCGGCATTCGGGTTGTCTCGCTTGCAAGTCGCCAGCTCGTCGACCAGCACCAGGCTGTCGCGAGGGTAGAACTTGTCATCAGGCCCGACACCACCTGGCGACTTGGCAACCACGTAGGTCGCGCTGGGCGCGCTGCTGCCGAAGTCGTGTGTGAGGTAAGTCGTCCACCCATGCGGAATGTGATCCCACGGGTCTACAGCGTTCCGGCTTTCATCCAGCACACTCGCAAAGTAAGCGCCTCGGTTCACCGCCCAATCACCGGTTGACCATGCCCGCAGCAGCTCCGGGTCATCCGGGCACGCTGACTCCAGCTGATCCTTGTACTGCTCGGTATCGATGAAGCGGTTGCTGTCGAAAGTCGACGGCGCATAGACCCACTGGCGCTTGCTCTTGGGCTCGAGGAAGGGTTTCCAGGGCGCGGTGGTGAAGACGTAGCGCTTGGCCAGCCAGTAATGCCCTGGACCGCCAGGGTTGGCTGCGATGATCATGCGAATCGGCATGTCCTTCGGGCCGCGCAGGTTCGAGCGCATCAGGTCCAGCAAATCCGGGGTCGGATACTGTCCGGCCTCGTCCACCAACAGCAACGTGAACGATCGGCCCTGGTATTTGGTGTAGTCGGCGTGGCTTTCGAGCTGGCCAAGCTCCAGGTAGCCACCATTCGGGAAGCGCCAAACGTGCTCTGCTGCGTTGTAGCGTGCGGCAGTGCTGTAGACCGTTCCGAACAGCTCACGACAGACCAACTCGAAGTCGGCCAGCCCCTTGTAGGTGCGTCGTAAGTAGAGGATCCGCGCCTTGTCACCGTACTGCTCGACGTGGCGTAAGCACAGCAGCGCCAGCCCATAGGACTTGCCACCTCCCCGGCCGCCGCCGCAGAAAACGTCCAGCTGTTCAGGAAGCAGCATCAAACGCTCTTGAAAGCCATTGAACTCAATCATGCCCAAGCTCCCCACCGCGAGGTGTTACGTCCTTTGTGAAGTCTTCCAGCTTCATGGCGCCGGGCATCTCGAACACCACGCTGACGCGGTTGGCGATTTCCGCCTGGTCACCCTCGCGATAGCCGTGGCGAGCCTTCAGCAGGAATATCGCCGCAGCGACATTTCCGCCCTTGGTGGCACTGTCGAACAGGGCGGTGAACAGCGCGTTGTGCTCACGTTCCCTCCCCTCGTCTATGGCCTGCTTCAGCTCAGGATAGAGTTCTAGCCATTTGTTCAGGGTTTCAACCGTGGTGCCTAGCCGATAGGCCAGGCCCTTCTTGTTGTACCCGGCTGCGGCCAGCTCAAGCAGCTTTTCAGCAGCATCGCGCGGCGGTTTCTTACGGGTGCCCGTGTACCCGCGAAGGTCTTTCTTATCGCTCATCAGCCCACCTTTTCAGGTCGTGGCGGGAACTCGAAAGCCTGTTCTATGCGGATGCTGTTACGTCTGGCCTCAGCGATGAAGAAGCGGCCGCCACACGCAAAGTCAGTTGGCCTCTCCTCTCGCGCCTTCCGGCACTGCTCCCAGGCCAAGGCTTCCATCCCTTTTCGATCAGCACAGATGCCAAGAGACTTGAGGTGATCATCACCCCAGTACGGCGCATAGAACTGAGGGAGAGAACGGTGATGTTCAATCGGCTGGGTGTGCTTCGTCCGCTGATAGGCATGCAGCGCCATGGCGCCGGAGGACTCAGAAAAACCAGCCAGCACGATGTTCGTTATTAGCTGCTCCTTAGGCTGGCCATGAGCAGTAATGCAATGTTCCTCGCACAGGCGCATCAGCTCGGGGACGTATTCGGCCAAGGCATCGACTGTGCCCTTCCAACCCGAGAAGACAGGCGCCGCGGCCATCTGCATCAGATCCAATCCGCGGAATCCAACGACTGCGCTAAGCACCGGATTGACGACGATCTTGCATACCTGTTGAAGGTCTCCATTCGGAAGCATCGCTTCAGTGTCGACGCCAATCAGTGCCCGCTCAGGCGTTACGAATGCATTGAGAATGCTCATTGCGCCCCCTCCATGTCGTCACCTTCGTCCTGGGTTTCATCACTGCTGGCACTGAGAAGGTTTCCGGCTCCGCCGGCCAGCTCTGCGCTTGCATATGCCCCTTGCGGCGACCAAGTAAGCACGGCACCGATTACCGCTCCAACAATCCCGCCAATGATCTGACCATTGCTGCTCATGTCTTGTACTCCTGCTGCGAATCGCTTCGCTCGAAATTGGTTGTTTCAGACTCGGAATTTCGCAACAGCCAGATCGACTATGCGGCGGACTCTGGCGAGATTGCGGCGAACCATGCCGGCGGGAGATTGCTTAGACCTGCCGTTTTCCAAACCCTCGATATAGGGCAGCGAGTTGGACAAGAAGACCTCACGCCCTGCCAGTTCGGGCGTTTCGGAGATGACCTCTGCGATAGCCAAGGAGCCATCTGGATCTTCGCGCTCGATCACGCCCTGAGCTGGTGTGTCCACCTGGGTGACCCAGTTGCCCCTGGCGCGCCCGGTGTCCACCGGAGTGTCGCGAATGGTGCCGCTGAATAGATCGATGGTGGCCGTGCGTACGATCTTGTCGTGCCCCTCGATAATGCGGCGCGTGGCCGCTTTCATTTCATCTTCGAAGCTCATGGCCTGGCACCTAGCGTCTCTGCTCTTTCGCCATGCGGTCGCGCATCAACGCAACCGACTTAGCGTCAAAGCCGAAAATGTCGAAGCCCTGGGTAACGGGTTCGAATGGTGAGTTGATCAGCGAACGCAGCAAGGCATCACCCTTGAAGCCGGCCACCTTGGAGGCAATGGCTGCGACGTGACCAAGACCACGGCGCGACGTTTCGACCAAGCGCCGGTCGTTGTCGATGGCGTGGGCAGTAACGGGATCTGCAGCGCGCTTTGCCTCTTTCCACGTCTCGGTCACGAACTTGGTTTGCCAGTCCAGCAGAGACAGCGGCGCGGGCGCACGCATAAGAGCGATCATCAGGCGCTCATGCTTGCCAGGGTCGACCTTGACCTCTTCCAGCAGCTTGGCTTGCTCGCTGACCTTCATGGATCGCCACCAGTCGCGAACCTCACGGTCTTCTATGGCGGCAACGGCGTTTCCTGGGTCGATGGTAGGGAAGGCGTAGAGCCGCGCCTCCATGTTCGCGATGTTGCCTTCGAACATCCGCACCAAGCCGGCGGCAGCAGCAACACGGCCGACCGTTTCCGCTCTCAGGGGCTCGGTTTTTTGGTCAATACCCAGAGGCGAGAGCGTCTTGTCATCACGCACGGCCTTTAGCTTCGCGAAGTTCTCGGCGGCCAAGGCAATGGAACTGCTTAGGAGTTGGATCGGGTGCGATGCCAAGTCTTCGTCTGAAATGGCCGGCATGGTGAAACGGTGGCCACCCTCGAATGCGACCTCGGTACCGCTTTCGTTTCGAACAATCTCAAAGCTCATGGGGCCCCCTTACGCTACGCCGTAGCGCTCAGCCATTGCATTCATGACCTTGTCCGAGCCTTCCTTGACGTAGGGCTGCCAGGCGTCTTTGCCAAGGGCTTGCATGCGCTCCTGAATGGTCAGGGCAGACGCGCCGACAATGCGGTCATACACGCGACGCATGATGAATTGAGCCAGGTTGGCCCCTTCGCTCAGCTCGCGGAACTCGGCCACAGCGCCGGGGTTTTTGCGCTGCAACGCAGAGTTGCCGACCGCAATACGGGTTTCTTCGTTCAGTCCGAACAGGGAAGCCGGGAGACGCAGCGCGGCGTCAATCTCGCGCTCATACTCCCCGGAAATCATGCGGCTGATGAACTTACCGCGATCATCGCCGGTGAGGGTGCGGAAATGGCGGGCGATTTCACAGTCGATCACCGCATCGGCCGCCGCAGTGGCGCCGCCGTATGGAGTGACCGAGGCCAGTTTCATGAACTCGGCATTGAAGCGGCTTACCGCGCTCAGCAAAGCGCGTTGGCTCTGGCCCAGGTCTTCCAAGGCGGCCACTGCGGCGGCCTTGCTGTCCTCGCTTTGGGCGACCTCGGAAAGGCGGGCATCGGCCTTGATCGCGTCCAGCTTCTTGAGCAGCAGCGACAGAGTGCCGCGCGAGCTATTCGCCGCATTCCACAGCGGGGCAAAGTTGCCGTCACGCGGGAAACGCCAGCTAGCCAGCAGGATTCGGTGGTTGCCCTGCAGGACTTCCACAGCGTTAGGGTCGAAGTTAGTCGATTCGGTCATTAGCGAGCCTCCAGGGCTAATAAAAGCGGTTTGTTTTCGGCGAGCGCCACCAGCAAGGCCGTGGCCTGGATATCGCCTTGATCAGCAGCGGCACGTAGGCGTACCCAGGCTGCTTCCAATTCGCGACGGGTTGGCCGGCATTGGCGCCCGCGTTGCGGTTTGTTCATCGTCGATATCTCCACTTGTGAAGATGGTGTTTCTGCCAGATTTGGCCAAATTAGCCTTAATTAGGCCTAATATGTATATCCGTACAGTATTTGTCACTACCGTACGTCGGATTCAGGCCAGCGCCATTGGGCGGCCTCCAAGGCTTCTTGGCGAGTCATGGGTTCACCGATCATCACGCAGATGACCTTCCCCTCCAGAAGCACGCGCCAGTTACTCGAGCGCATCTGGCCGTCATTGGCGGCCAGCTCTGCGAGCAGTTCCAGGCGGTGCAACTTGATGTATTGGCGGTCGTCTTCGGTCAGCTTGCTGGCCGGGGAAACGACCAGGCGCTTGCCGGATACCCGGGCGGAAAATCCGTGTTCGGTGAGGTAATCGATGGCAGCCATCACACTGCCTCCGAGTCGGATTCGTCGAAGCTCGATAGATGGCCAATTCCCCATTCGTGCCCTTTTCCATCATTCGTGCCCTCTCCCAAGGGTGGGCACGAATGGGAATCCGAGGGCACGAATGGGGAATCGGGCACGAATGCAGACAGCGACCAGTAGGACTTAATGTCCTTGCCGAAGCCCTCGCGAGTGGTGACGACTCCAAGTTTTTCGCGTGCAGTACGAATCTGTTTTTGCGTATAGCCGTTGTCACTCATCAACCGCTTAGCGTCCTTTCCGGACAGAGGCCCTGTACTGAGGATGCGGCGCAGCGCTTCGGCAGGATCATCGTCATCAGACTGATCGCCCCCTTCGATACGCTCCACCTCGGCCAGGATCTCCCGCGCACTACCTTCGATCCTGTCGCCCCACAGCACGCGGGTCGTCTCGATACCGTCGCCGACGGTGCAAGGCTCGATCACATACCCCACTCCGCCCTGGTCGTCGGCGATGTTGGATTTCGCCCGGGCCAGGACGCGAACGTCAGAGTCCTCCTGCTTGGCAGCGACCAGCACCGCACGAGCCAGGGCGCCAAACGCCTGGCTACCGATCACGCGATCTGCCGGTGACGAAGCGCCGCTGCCCTTGCTGAAGTGACTGATGCCCAGCACGGCGCACTGGTGCGCTTCGGCGAAGTCGACCACCGATTGCAGGGAGCGGCGAACCTCATTGGCGCGGTGCATGTCGCCCTTGACCACGTTCACAACCGGGTCAAGCAGTAGCAGAGATGCGCCGCCGATCTGTTCCACGGCATCACGCAACAGGTCGAAGTCTGCAGCCGGGTCGAAGGGCTCACGCTCACCGGCAGAGTTCACACGCCCTTCGATGATGTGGACGCGCGCCAGATCGGCACCCGCTGCCATCAGCCGCGGCACCAGGGTGTCAGCCGGATCATCCTCGGACGACCAGATCAGGGCGTTTCCGGGTTCTGAGCAGATCTCACCGTCAGGCCAACGGCCGCAGTTGGTCACCGTGCCGATCAAGCCAATCGCCAAGGTCGTCTTGCCGCTACCACCAGCACCGGCCAGGACGGTCAGCTTTCCCCGTGCGACCCACCCAGGCCAGAGCCAGCGAATGGCAACCGGCTTGATGGTCGATGCTGGTGTCAGCTCAGCTCGCCAGAGCCGCTTGATAGGCTCCGGTACCGGGAGGGGTGTGACGCCCTCCCACTCTTTGGCAAATCGATCACCGCCGCTCATGCAGTCACCCCCAGGCGCTGCTTGGCCAGCTCGAAGCGGGCCTGATCGTCAGCGCTGAGTCGACTGCCGCTCTGCTGCATCGACAGGCCGATATGGTAAACGGTACGCTCATGCTCAACCGCTGCCTTGCTTGGCCCACGTCGAGTGCTCTTCTCACCCGGGAACAGGTCACGCAGCTCAAGCCCGATGGCGGCGGTGATATCCGCTGAGCTACAACCGGCCCAGCAGTGCAACAGCACCTTGCCGTCCTCAGCCTCGCGGATACTCAGGCTCGGGTCTTTGTCGTCATGGGTGGGGCAGCAAGCTTTCCACTTGTTGGCACCTGCAGGTCGCACCTTGTCGAGTCGAGGCAATAGCTGATCAATTGGATTGGCCATCTTCAGCCTCCAGCTGCTCGCGCAGGGTCGTCGTGACGTGAACGATTTCCTTGTTCTGCTCGTGGTACGCCTCGGCATCGATCAGGCCACTCAACAGCAGTGCATCCGCGCAGCCGGCTCCGACGTAGGCAGCAAGAACCAGGTCATCGAGCGTCTTCGCGGCGCCGATCTGCTTCAGGCTGCGACTGAAGATCTGGTTTGGAGTAAGCACTTTCTTCGGGCCGAGTTTGGCCACCGGCGCATTGGCGCCGTTTTTCGTAGTCATGGTTTAGGCCCTCAGTTGTGCGAGGCGATGACGCGCTTTGGCGTTATCCAGAGAAAGCGCTTTGCCACAATCGCCCATCCAGCCACCTTGCTCGGTGTGAAAATGGGAGGTTGGGAAAGCAGCGATAACCCGTGTCATAGCTCGCTGCGCCTCTTCGGCAGTGGCGAAAGGGCCGCATACTCCATAGGGATACCGAGGGCTGCCGTCTTCCTGAACGTAGTGGAACAGCGTGAAGCCGTGATGCTTGGCGAAGTTCTTCATGGCTCAGCCCTCCGACTCGACGGGTTCGAAGCGAGTCGCGCCGTTACGCATGGCACGCAGCCCCAACATAGCAGCGCGGGCGACCGCATCAGCGAAACCAAGCTCCAGGCAAGTGACATGGCCACCCATGTCTACGATTGCCGCCTTGATCGCTTCGAACGCCTCCGCTTCATCACTGGAAGCGAGTTGGGCAATTTCAACATCCATGAACGCGACGCCCTTTGCCCAATCACCAGCAGAGCCTGGGTTACCGGCCGGCCAGTTGATCATGCGACCGCAATCATCGCGACCTGTGAAACTGAGGTCGTCTCGACTGGAGATCATCGGTTTTCCACCAGTCAGATCGATCAAGTGAAAACTGTGAAATGGGCTGTAGGTAGGACGAACGTGACGGGGTGATTGCTTATTGCGCATGGCGCACCTCCTGAGCTTCGAGGGCACGAGCGCGCTGCATGGCTTCGTTGTAGCGAGCCAGGCGGACAGACAGGGAGGAATTGCCGCGCAAAGCAGCGAAGGCACGAGCCTTCCAGGCAGCGGCATGAGACGCAGACGGATTGAGGGCGTGTTTCATCGATGGTGCTCCAAGTTTGATTGAGGAGCTGCCACCTACCTTCTCACGGGTAAGGGTGGCAGACCGTGCCGGGGTGAGAAACCGGGAAACTTGGAACCCGGCCAGGCCGAAACCTGCCCAGCACGGCCCGCCATAAAGCGACATTGCGGGCACAAAAAATGCGCCTGCAATGGGATGGGGGCGCATGTGCGCCAAGTTTTCTCGTAGGGTTCTCACGCCCTGGGTCGCAGGATTTACTACGACTTGGTGCGAACCATAGCCCTGAGCAAGAGGAAGTGCAAGCGCGATCATGCTGCATCCCTCGCCTGGATCTTGGACTGAAGCCAGGCTTCTACCTCGGCAGCGACATAGTAGGCCGCTGCCTGGCGTGCCTCGCCGTCCTTGATGGGTTTGGGGAACGAGGGGTCTTTCTTGCGAAGCTTGGCGAGCCCGGAGCGGGTCAGGTCGAGCCGTTCGCAGAGGGTAGTTTGGCGAATCAGTGACTTGCTGCTGGTGGTGGTGTCTGTACGCATTTGGGCGCCTCCGTATTGGTGACGCCCCCTAAGCTATTGTCCGGAAGCCAAACTAGGAGGAGAAAAAATCAAATCCATTTTTTCGCCTAGAACCTGGCATTTCCGACGAGGTCAGGAGGGCACGCAGGTATTGCGTCCGAAATTTCCTGCCACTGGCGATCCCAATCGGGCTGGCGATCCCTTTCCATTGACCTGATTAGATCTTGCTCAAGCCCCGACTTTCTGACTCTTTTGGAGTAGTAGCCCTCAAGGGTAGAGGCCTTTTTGCGTTTGAGATGCGGGTATCTGAGGCTGTAGAAGGAAGCTGCCTTTCGAGAAGCTTCAGCACAGGTAGCGCCGCGGATAACCAAGTTGGCCATAAACAGGAGCGCAGCCCACTCGGCACCTTCGTTCTGTATGTTTTCGGCAGTACCGCTAGGGGAGCCATAGAACCTGGCCGTACGCGCCGCGAGATCTTCTTGAAGCATAGTTTCGGTGGGCTGCCCACCGAGGCTGGAAAGCATCATGAACGCTAGGTCGACGTAGTACGGATTCCTTGTCGCTTTCCAACTTCCAACATATGCAGCAATAGCCAGAGCATGGTGCCTGGCGATGGGCACACCCATCATTTCATCGCATATTGCTTGGTAGACCTTCTGGCTCTCAGATACAGGTTTTCCAAGTTCTTCCGCAATAGTCCAACAGCGTTGGGTCAACTCACTAGCAGCCACAAGAAGCTCCTTCCTAAGCCCGCTTCATGCCGATCACATTCCCGCCCTTCTCTTCCGGGTGAGCGAAGTCATACGGCGTGATGTGCCGCTCCCGGTTGGCATCGAGGTAATCGGCCCACCACTGGACCATCAACCGGCGTTCTTCCAGGTGTTCCGCCTTGTGAATGTAGGCGGCACGCACGCTGTTGCGCTCCTGGTGGCTCATTTGCCGTTCAACGGCCTCCCGACTCCACAAACCTGACTCGACCAGCGCAGAGCACGCCATAGCGCGGAAACCATGGCCACAGACCTCGGTCTTGGTGTCGTAGCCCATGCGGCGCAGTGCAGCGTTGACGGTGTTCTCGCTCATGGGCTTGTGGTGGTAGTGATCACCCGGGAATAGCAGCTCATAGCGGCCGGACAGCTGGTCAACCTGGGCCAGCAGATCCAGGGCCTGACGGCTCAGGGGCACAAGGTGCGGCGTGCGCATCTTGGCGCCGCGGCTGGAGTGCTTAACGCCGTCGATAACCTCACGCTCGGCAGGGATCGTCCACAGGCTGTTGCGTGAGTCGACCTCTTGGCGGCGAGCAAAGCGCAGTTCACTGGAGCGGATGAAGACCAGCAGCGTGAGCCCTACGGCCAGCCGGGTCAGCGGGCGCCCCTTGTAGTCGTCGATACGCTGCAGCAGCTCGGGTAAGCGCTCCAGGGGCAATGCGGGCCTGTGTGCCGCCTTACGCGTGGCAGTGACGCCTTGCAGGTCACGGGCCGGGTTGCTATCGATGTGCCCATGCTGGACGGCATAGCGCATGATTCCGTCGATGTACTGACGCAGCCGGCCGGCCAGCTCGAGGTGGTCATTCTTCTCGGCAGTCTTCAAGGGCTGGATCAGATCGCGCACCTTCAGATCGGCGACCGAGCGATCACCCAGCACCGGGAACAGGTGTTGTTCCAGACGGGTCAGCACCTTGGCGGCGTGATCCTTCGACCACTTGCGGGCACCTGCTGCGTGCCACTCCAGGCCCACCGCCTTGAAGGTGTTGGTGGTTGCAGCGACTGCCGCAGCCCTCACCTGCCTGGCGTTCTCGATGGGGTCTACGCCATTGGCCAATAGTTCCAGCGCCTCAGCACGGCGCACCCGGGCAGCCTTCAGGCTCAGGGCCGGATAGCTACCGAAGGTGGCCAGCCCACCCTTCCCGCTTGGCCTGGTGAACTTGAAGCGCCAGACCTTGCTGCCGTTGGCCTTGACCAGCAGGAACAGGCCCTGGCCATCGAACAAGGTGTAATCCTTCTCGCGCGGCTTGGCGGCCTCGCACTTGGCGTCAGAGAGCGGAGTTACGGTGCGTGCCATGGGTATACGATCCTCAATCGAACCGACGTATACCCAAACGTATACCTAAAATAGGTATATGTACAGACGCATGCGGGAACATACGGGCACAAAAAAACCGGCTAAAGAGGCCGGTTTAATTGGGTTTCAGGTCCACTAGGGAACATCTGAAATCATGTCAATGGTGCCCGAAGCCGGACTCGAACCGGCACGCCATTGCTGGCGAGAGATTTTAAGTCTCCTGCGTCTACCGATTTCGCCATTCGGGCGGTAGCGCTGTGCGAAGGGCGGACTATATACAGCCCTCTGCGTCCTCGCAAGGCATGCAAAGGCACGCCAGGGAGAATGAAAAAGGCCTCGTAAATCATGGATCTACGAGGCCTTTTATATTGGAGGCTGAGGTCGGAATCGAACCGGCGTTCACGGATTTGCAATCCGGTGCATAACCACTCTGCAACTCAGCCATGAAGCAAACGAGCCGCCTTGGCGACTCGTGTAAAACTGGAGCGGGAAACGAGACTCGAACTCGCGACCCCGACCTTGGCAAGGTCGTGCTCTACCAACTGAGCTATTCCCGCTTGTCTTGTCGACGGGCGCCATTCTATAGAATCGAAACGCGCCGTCAACCCTTTGATTCAAAAATACTTATTTCTTTTCCGAGGTGGTGCTGAGGTGTGGCCAGGCAGCCAGCAGGTACTGCAGCATGGACCACAATGTCAGCACCGCTGCGACCACCAGCAGGGTATATCCGAGCACAACCCAGAAGGTAAATACCGGCGGGTTACCCAGCAGGATGACCAGCGCGAGCATCTGCGCCGCGGTTTTCCACTTGCCAAGGTTGGACACGGCTACATGCGCCCGAGCACCGATCTCGGCCATCCATTCACGCAGAGCGGATACGACGATCTCGCGACCGATGATGGTCGCCGCGGCCAAGGTCAGCCAGAGATTGGAGTGTTCAGCCGCCAGCAATACCAGCGCCACTGCCACCATCAGTTTGTCCGCCACCGGATCGAGGAAGGCGCCAAAGGGGGTGCCCTGCTCCCAGCGGCGGGCCAGATAGCCGTCGAGCCAGTCGGTCAAGGCAGCAACCGCGAAGACTCCGCTGGCAGCCCAATAGCTCCAGGAGAACGGTAAATAGAACAGCAAGATGAAGACCGGGATCAGCGCGACCCGGAGCACGGTAAGCAAGTTGGGGATGTTCATCGGCACAACTAGGCTGCGAGGTGAGCGGGCATTCTACTCGCTGTGCAGAGTGTCATAAATCAACTCGGCGAGCTTTTTACTGATTCCGGGCGCTTTGGCGATTTCTTCGGCGCTGGCACGGGACAATTCCTGCAGTCCGCCAAAGTGATTGAGCAGCTCGCGCCGCCGCTTCGGGCCGATCCCTGCCACTTCTTCAAGCGTTGAAGTACGCCGCGTCTTGCCACGGCGCGCACGGTGCCCGGTGATCGCGAAACGGTGCGACTCGTCACGGATCTGCTGGATCAGGTGCAGTGCCGGCGAATTGCCGGGCAAGGTGAACTCATGCTCGGCGTCGTTCAGGTAGAGCACTTCCAGGCCGGGCTTGCGTGTCGTGCCCTTGGCCACACCGAGCAGGATCAGATCCGGCACGGCCAGCTCCTGCAGCACTTCACGAGCCATGGCCAGTTGCCCTTTGCCACCGTCCACCAGCAGCACATCGGGCAACTTGCCTTCGCCATCCTTGATTTTGCTGAAGCGCCGGGTCAGCGCCTGGTGCATCGCGGCATAATCGTCGCCAGCGGTGACGCCCTCGATATTGAAGCGGCGATAGTCGGACTTCAGCGGGCCTTCGGGGCCGAACACCACGCAGGAGGCGACCGTCGCCTCACCACTGGAATGGCTGATATCGAAGCACTCCATGCGCTGCGGCGGTTCGTCCATTTCCAGCACGGTAGCCAGCGCGTCGAAACGCTCGGCGAGATGCTGCCGATTAGCCAGGCGCGCCGCCAGTGCTTGCTCGGCATTGGTCACCGCTAACTGTTGCCAACGGGCTCGCGTGCCACGCACCCGTAGGCTGATGCTGAGGCTGCGACCGCGTAGCGACTCGATGGCCTCGATCAGCGTGGCGAAGTCTTCGTGCTGCACGTTGACGATCAGTTCGCTGGGCAGGTCGCGCTCGGCATTACCCAGGTAGTACTGGGCGAGAAAGGCCATCAGCACATCGCCGCCCTCCTCTTCGATCGCTACCTGCGGGAAGAAATTCTTGCTACCCAGCACGCGCCCACCGCGCACGCTGATCAGGTGCACACAGGCGCCACCTGGGGTGAGCATCACCGCGACCACGTCGACGTCGCCAGTGCCACCTTCCATGCTTTGCTGGTCCTGCACGCGCCGCAGCATGGAAATCTGGTCGCGCAGTTCAGCTGCGCGCTCGAATTCCAGCGCCATCGAGGCCTTTTCCATGCTGGCCGACAGTTCCTCGCTCAAGGCATTGCTGCGGCCATCGAGAAACATCACCGAGTGGCGCAAGTCTTCGGCGTACTCCTCCGAGCTGACCAAGCCGACGCAGGGACCTTTGCAACGTTTGATCTGGTACTGCAGGCAGGGACGCGTGCGGTTCCTGTAGTAGCTGTCCTCGCACTGGCGAACCAGGAAGGTTTTCTGCAGCAGGCTCAGGCTCTCGCGAATGGCCAGCGCACTGGGATAGGGGCCGAAATAGCGCCCCTTGGCCTTTTTCGCGCCACGGTGAATGCCGAGGCGTGGAAACTCGCCGTCGGAGAGAAACACGTAGGGATAGGATTTATCGTCGCGCAGCAGGATGTTGTACGGCGGTCGCCATTCCTTGATCAGCGTCTGCTCGAGCAGCAGCGCCTCGGTCTCGTTGGCGGTGATGGTGGTTTCGATCTGCGCAATGCGCGCCACCAAGGCAGCGGTTTTGGGCGCCTGGCCGGTCTTGCGGAAATAACTGGCGAGGCGCTTCTTGAGGTTTTTCGCCTTGCCGACGTAGAGCAGGCGGGCCTCGCTATCGAACATGCGATAGACGCCGGGGCGACCACTGCAGGTCGCCAGGAAGGCACTCGAATCGAATGGTGCGGACATTTTCAGCTAACGGCGTCGACCATGCCGTGGCGAACCGCGAGCAGAGCCAACTCGACGTCGCTGGTGATGGAGAGCTTCTCGAAGATGCGGTAGCGGTAGGTATTGACCGTCTTCGGCGACAGGCACAGCTTGTCCGAGATGTTCTGCACCTTGTGACAGTTGGCAATCATCAGGGCGATCTGGATCTCGCGCTCGGACAGCAGATCGAATGGCGAGCCATTGTTCTGCGGCTGGAAGGATTTCAGCGCCAGCTGCTGAGCGATTTGAGGGTCGATGTAGCGCTGGCCGGCGAATACCAGGCGAATGGCTTGCACCATTTCATCCAGAGCCGCGCCCTTGGTCAGGTATCCGGCAGCACCGGCCTGCAGCAAGCGCGTCGGGAACGGATCTTCCTCGCACACGGTAACGGCGACGACTTTGATATCGGGATGGCTGCGCATCAATTTGCGAGTGGCTTCAAGGCCGCCGATGCCGGGCATCTTCACGTCCATTAGGACGACGTCGGGCTTGAGTTCGCGGACCTTGAGCAGGGCTTCTTCGCCAGTGCAGGCTTCACCTACGACTTGCAGACCGTCGATATCGGCCAGCATTCGGGTGATACCCGTGCGAACCAGATCGTGATCGTCGACAACCAGGACCCTAATCAATCGCCACCTCGTTGCACCTAGTCAGCCACCGTGCAGCGACGGTGAGGTTGAACTTGCCGGCCACCATAGCAAAAAGCCAGGGTCTGACCTAGCTTGGCGCACCGCCGTCAAAAAGCAAGCGCCAGATTAAGGTCAGAAATTGCGTCAAGGCAATTGGAGAATTGGCGGAAGCGGTGAGATTCGAACTCACGCATACACGACCAACCACCCTTGCAGCCCGCATTCTGCCGTGTTCGCCAGGTTGTAAGCCTGCCGTATCTGTTCCCAGGCCATTCCCAGCTTTCAAAGCGTGTCAGAGCAGGAACCTCCAAGCGGCGGCGATTCTACCAATTTATTTTGAGGCGTGGGGAAAAGGTAATTTAGGTAATCCCGACAGCTTGAAGCGGATGAACCTTAGTATTTTCAATGGGTTATAGGTACGTTAGAAAGGTAATAAATCAGTAATTATAAGGTTAGGAGATTACTCTAAGGACTGGTCAGAAACCGAAAAATGAAAAGCCTTTAAAAACAGCAACTTGCAGGTAAATTACCTTTACCATTACCCAGAATTACCAGCCAAGGTAATAACCCAAGCCCAGGATTCACGGGGCCTCCAGCGCTGCCAGACCATCTCATTACCAAAATTACCCATTCTCGATACCGTCTCAGCCAGCCTGAGCAGGAAGGTGCCTAAACGCCCCTGCATGAGGTCATCCCCGCAGGGATTCGCAGGGTCCGGGCACAGCCTGAACGCTGCATGTAGCCCCCAGCCTGGGCCGTCTGGAACGGTCCGCAGGGGTGAAGAAAAAGCATCACATTTAGACCGGGGGCGTGGCGTGGGGACGAGGGCGCGCGCCGGGTGTCAATGCCTTCCCGATCCCATAGACTTGAGGTCCACTGTTGATCCGGGGAAAGCAATGAAGCGAGATATGGGACTGATACGGTTACTGCTACTCAAACTCGAGGAGATTGATCAGGACGGCCGAAGCATCTACCACTTCGTCGAAGGCGATATTCAGCTGGAGGGTTATAGCTGGGACGAGATCGAGTACCACTACGATCTCGCTGACGAAGCAGGACTCGTTGATATGGGTGGTGACGGCGTCATGAACGGCATTCTATTCAGGCGGCTGACCTGGGCAGGTCATGACTTTGTTGATGCAGTGAGAGATGAAGAAATCTGGAGGAAGACCAAGGAAGGAGCACTGGCGGCTGGTGGAATCAGCATCGATTTGGTGAAAGATCTTGCCAAGGGATTCGTACGCAAGAACATTGAGAAACTCACCGGAATTGAGCTCTAAAAAGCCGCCTCATGGGCGGCTTTCGTGCATCTGCGTTGCAATCAGCTGGCTGCGCTGCTGGGCGGCTCATAGGGCTTGAACTTCACCACCTCTTCACCCAGCCAATCGTTGATCTGCGCGAGCCTGGCTTGCACCGGCTCCAGCTCGTTGACGGCCCACATCTCTGACGCCTCCCGCAGCGAGCCGAAGCCGCCAGAGTTCTGCGGAACAATGCCCATCAACTGCGGGTAAACGCGCAGCATGCCTAGTAGGTCATCCCGGCTGATGTTCTTGATGGCGCCAAAGTCATCCTTGGCCGCCACCTCGCTGATCGGAATCAGCTGAATGCCGTCTTTCTTGCCGTTCGGCGCGTACATGAACAGGTTACGGAAGTTGCCCGGCCCCTTGCTGTCGCGCATCGCCTTGCGCAGGTCCTTGACGTAATTCTCGTCGAAGGCCGCGTCGGTCATGTACAGGATGAAGCCGGCATGGCTGCCGTTGGCGAAGTACTTGCGCCGGAACAGCGTGGCCGCCTCATTCAACAGCGCGCTCTGCAGGGCCGGCAGCCACTCGGGCAAGCCGTAAATCTCCTGGTTGATATCGGCCTCGCGCAGATGGCAAACGCTGCCGCGCTTGAACTCGTGTTCGTCTTTCCAGCCGCGCACCTGATAGTAGGTATCGAGATCAACCCCGCGACGCATGTACTTGGCCATGCACGGCAACAGCCCCAGGGCCTGCCGGAGCATGTTGTTGCGCTTCTCGAGATACAGATTGCCCGACCAGCCCCAGTCCGTGACGATCTGCTCGAAGGCCGCCCGACTCAGCAGCTTGTGCGGAATGAAGGTGCGGGACAGCGCGTTGCGCTTGAACACGAGGCCAGACGGCAGGTAGATGCCGGCCTTCGACGCCTTCGCCAGGTTATCCAGCGAGACGGGCGGCTCGTACCAGCGCCCGTTCGCGTAGCACTCCAGGTAATCCAGGAAGTCCCGCCCATCGAGCACCGCCGTAGGCTCACCGAAGGTAAAGGCCATGCCGCCGGGCACGCTGGCGGCCGGCTGCTCAGTGATTGTCTCGTTGCTCATCAATAGAACTCCATAACGCCCGTATTGGCTGCCGTCTGGCCTTCCAGGGGCTCGTTGTGCAAAGCGTGGAACAGCGCCCACGCCAGGTCGGCGTGGCCCGTGTTGTCGTTGCGCCCGGCGGTGTAGGTGAACTGCCGCCCGCCCGGGGTGACCGTCTTGCGAATCGCCATCAGCGACTGCGCCATGTCCGTCCAGCCGGCGTCGAACTCAAGGCGGCCCTGGCTGATTACATGCCACGCCTTCATAACCAGCCGCGTTTTCACCTCGGGGCTGTAACTGAACGTCGTCAGGCCTGGGAAGAACTGGCGCACCAGCTGCGCCACGGCGCTGCCGATGCCGGTGGTATCGATGCCGATATAGGTCACCCAATAGCGCTGGGTGACCTTCTGAATCGTCCTGGCCTGGCTGTCGAAGTCCATGCCCTTGAACTGGTGGCGCTCCAGAATGCGGAACTTCCCGCCCGGTACCGCCGGCGGCGCCACCACCACCAGGCCGGCCGAGTCGCCGCTCTCCGCAGGGTCATAGCCAACCCAGACTTGGCGCGAGCCAAACGGGCGCATTTCCAGCGGTTTGAAGTCATCCCAGTCGACCCAGCTATCCACCATGCCGCTCTGCAGCATGCTCAGCGGGAAGATGCTCGCCCCGTCGTCGACGAACTGGCACATCAACAGATTCTGGAACGCCGCTGCGTCGTACTCGCGCCGCAGCTCGTCGATGTCGAACAGGTCGCAGCCCCGGTCGGCCGCATCCAGAATCGTCACGATCTGGCGCCAGATGCTGTCCTCGCACAGCCGGCCCTGCTGCAGCTCGGCGTGGCTTACATCCAGGTTGATATGCTCGGCAGACGGCTTGCCCTTGTTGAACCGCTCGCCCGTCCAGAAGGTGTAGGCCTCATGCGCCATACTGCTCGGCGTCGAGAAGTACGTCCGGCGGTAGCGCTTCTGCATCGCCATGCCGCTGGCGACCTTGTTCAACTCCTGGAATTTGTAGGTCCAGAAGAACTCGTCGAAGTAGAAGTTGCCGTGATAGCCCTGGGCGGTGCGCGCGTTGGTGCCCAGGAAGTGCAGCTCGGCGCCGTTCGGCAAGATGATCGGGTCGCCGGCCAGGTCAACCCCGATCACCTCCCGCGCGAAGGCCTGGATATACGCCTTGAAGATATGCGCCTGCGCCTTCGACGCAGACAGGAAAATCTGGTTGCGCCCGGTGATCAGCGCATCGATCAGCGCCTCGCGGGCAAAGTAGAACGTGGCGCCGATCTGCCGGCTTTTCAGGATGACGCGCGTGCGCTGGTCGCCTGCCCGGTGCCAATCTAGCTGGTAGTCGAAGCACCCTTCGAGGAAGGCTTCGACCAGCTTCTCGGTCTGTTCCTCGGTAATGTCGTTCCGCTTGGGCTTACGCTTCGGCCCTGCGTTGCGCTTATCCAGCTCCGGGTTTAGCTCGGCCTCGGTGCCGCCCTTCTGGAAGCGATCAATCCGCGCCTGCCGCTCCAGCTGGCGGTGAAGTAGGTCAATCTCTTTGTAATCGGCGCCCGACTTCGGGTCTTTCAGAATCAGCTGAACAAGCCGCGCCTCTGTGGCGGCCTGGATACGCTCCAGCGGCGTGGCGCGGTCCCACTCGTCGCGGGCCTTCCAGCTGTGCAGGGTCTTTTCTTTCTCGCCGATCAGCTCGGCGATCTCGCACACGCGATAGCCCTGCCAGTACAAGTGCTTGGCGTGGCGGCGGTGATCGGTGGGCAAATCGACGATGGCATTCATGGCGCCGATGCTGCCGTTCGCGCGCGCGAGCCCCTACCGGCGCGCCCTGTACCGCGCCCCGCTACAGGCTCAGCGCGTTGCCGCCTCTGCCCAGCCTGCCGACCATGCCCTCAACGCGAAACCGCACCGAGGATCACCCCGCATGGCCGCCACCAAGAAAACCGTCTCCAAATGGACCCGCATTGCCGTCGAAGGCGCCACCACCGATGGCCGCAACATCGAGCGCCAATGGATTCAGGAGATGGCCCAGCAGTACAGCCCCAACACCTACGGCGCTCGCCTGAACTGTGAGCACCTGCGCGGCGTCTGGCCGGGTAGCGACTTCGGCGCATACGGCGACGTGGTTGCCCTCAAGGCCGAAGAGGTCGACATCGACGGCAAGAAGAAACTGGCTCTGTTCGCCCAGATGGTGCCCACCGACACCCTGATCGAGCTGAACAAAAAGGGGCAGAAGGTTTACACCTCCATTGAGGTCAACCCCAAGTTCGCCGACACCGGCAAGGCCTACCTGGTCGGCCTGGCCATCACTGACAGCCCCGCCAGCCTCGGCACTGAAATGCTCCAGTTCAGCGCCAAGAACGGCGCCCTGGCCAACCGCAAGCAGGACAAAGACAACCTCTTCACAGCCGCCGAAGAAACGGCGCTTGAGTTCGAGGAAGTCGACGACACCCCCAGCAAGTTCGCCGCACTCAAAGAGCGCCTCGGCGAGCTGCTGAAACTGAGCAAGGACAAGGAAGGCAAGGACGCTACTCACTTCGCCGAACTGGGCGAAATGATCGAAAGCTTGGCCGAGCATGGCGCCAAGCAGGCCGACGCCTTCGCCAGCGTGCAGACCGCCCACGAAAAGATCCAGGCAGCCCACGACAAGCTGTCCACCGAGTTCGCCGACCTGGTCAAGCGCCTCAGCGAAACCGAAGACCACAGCCAGCAGCCCGCGCGGCCGGCCAACCCCGGCGGCAACGGCCACGTCGTCGCCGATTATTGACCCCAAGCCGCCATCAAGCCACCAGTTCGGAGTAACACCATGCAGAAGCACACCCGCATCGCCTTCAACGGCTACATGGCCAACCAGGCGAAAATCAACGAGGTCGACTCGGCCACGGTGACCTTTACCGTCGCCCCGACCCCGGCGCAGAAGCTGGAAAAAGCGATCCAGGAATCCAACCGCTTCCTGACCAAAATCAACATCATTCCGGTAGACGAGCCCGAAGGTGAAGCCATCCTGCTCGGCGTCAACGGCCCGACCGCGAGCCGCACCAAGACCAACCCAGCCACGGGCAAGAAGCGTCAGCCGCGCGATGTCAGCGCTCTGAGCAAAGACACCTACGCCTGCAAGAAAACCGACTTCGACACCGCCTTCCCCTACGCCAAGCTCGACGCCTGGGCCAAGTTCCCCGAGTTCCAGACCATGCTGTCCGGCTCCATCGCCGTACAGCAGGGCCTGGATCGCATCATGATCGGCTTCAACGGCACCAGCGCCCAGGAAGACACCGACCTCGACGCCAACCCGATGCTGGAAGACGTCAACATCGGCTGGCTGCAGAAAATCCGCGTAGGCGCCCCAGACCAGGTCATGAGCGAAGGTGAAGTAACCGCCGGCAAGGTCACCGTAGGCGCTACCGGCGATTACAAGACCCTCGACGGCCTGGTATTCGACGCCGTTCAACTGCTGGCCCCGTGGCACCGCAAACGCAAAGACCTGGTCGTCATCGTTGACCCGCAGCTGCTGCACGAAAAGCAGCTCAAGGCAGTCGAGAAAGGCGCCGAGTCCAACGTCGAAGAAAACGCAGCCGACGAAGTGGTCACCAAGGGCCGCCTGGGCGGCCTGCCCATCGAGCACGACGCCCCCTTCTTCATCGACGGCGGCGTACTGATCACCCCGCTGAGCAACCTGTCCATCTACGTCCAGAGCGGCAAGCGTCGTCGCCACATCCGCGACGAGCCGGACTACAACCAGGTAGCCGACTACCAGTCCTCCAACGAGGCCTATGTCATCGAAGACTTCGGCGCTATCGCCCTGGTCGAGAACATCGAGAAGGTCTAAGCCATGGCATCCCTTGCCCAACGCACCCAACTGCGCAAGCGTGCCGAAGCGGAATCGGCACGCACCGCACCTCCGGCGCTCATGGACGGGCTCACCACCTACGAGCTCATGCTCGCCAAGCTGCAACAGGATCAACTGCGCCTGAAACAGGTGCAGTCGAACAAAAACAAGGCGTTGCTCAAGGCCGAGTTGCTGCCGGAATACGCCGACTACATCGCCGGCGTGCTCGCCGGCGGCAAGGGCGCGCAAGACGACGTATTCGTCACCGTCATGCTCTGGCACTTCGACGCAGGTGACTTCGCGGGCGGCCTCAAGGCAGCGGCATACGTGCTCCAGCACAATCTGAAAATGCCCGAGCGCTTCAACCGCACCACCGGCTGTGTGGTCGCCGAAGAGATCGCCGAGGCCGCCCTCCGCGCCCTCAAGGCCGGCAACGACTTCGACCTTGAAGTCACCCTGCAGGCCAACGAGCTCACCGCGAGCCACGACATGCCAGACGCCGCCCGCGCCAAGCTCATGCTGGCCATCGGTCGCCAGTACGCGCTGAAGGTGAAAGACGATGCACCGGCAGGCGTAGACCTTGGCTATCTCGAAGCGGCAAAGGCCTACCTCAGCAAGGCCATCAGCCTCTACAGCGCCTGCGGCGCCAAAAAGGATCTGGAGCGCGTCGACCGCCTCCTCAAGAAACACGCCGACCCCAACGGCTAACCGAGCGTCCCACGCACCCGGCGGCTCGGGGCCGATCAGCAGGTAACTCTCCTTCGCCTAGCTGTGACGCCCCGACCACCGCCGACTATTTCCGAGGCACCGCATGAGCGCGTTCGTAGCGGGCGGCACCCCCAACGCCCCGTACCCCATCAGCAACGCCGACTTCTGGCCCGAGATCGACGGCCAGAAGCTGCGCGCCGCCATGCGTATCGACTCCAGCGTCACCGACGACCGCCTAGAGGTCGCCACCGTCAACGCCATGATCGAGGCCAACCGCGAGCTGGCCGACTACCGCGCCGCTCGCCAGGCCGAAGGCCACGCCAAACTGGGCGACGTACCGGCCGAGAAGATCAAGGACGAAAGCCAGCTGCTGCACCTCTATCGCCGCATCGTCTATTGCCGCGCCCTGGCCGAGCTGATCGAGCGCTATCGCAACTACGACGCCACCAACAGCGGCGCGCAGAAAGTCACCGAAGAAGAAACCAGCCCCGACCAACTACGGCGCGACGCCCGCTGGGCGCTGCGCAACATCCTGGGCGAGAGCCAGAGCACCGTGGAGGTTCTCTGATGCCCACCGTCATCGCCGCCCAGGGCGACACCGTCGACAGCATCTGCTGGGACTACTACGGCCGCACCGCAGGCGTTACCGAAGCCGTGCTCGACGCCAACCCAGGCCTGGCCGACCTCGGCCCGATCATCCCCCACGGCACCGCCGTGACCCTGCCAGACGCTGCCCCGCAAGCCGAACAGCCGCAAGTGGTGAACCTATGGAACTGACGATCTACAAGACCCACGGCATGGGCACGACGCACGAACAGAACACGCCGATCTTCCTGGCGCTCTACAAGGGCAAGGGCCAACTGTTCAACGCACTTATCCGCGCCTGGACGGGCTCCATCTACAGCCACTGCGAACTGGTCATGCCGGACGGCCGCTGGCTGTCCGCCTCGGCCATGGACGGCGGCGTCCGCGCCAAGCGCATCGACTACAAGCCAGAGCATTGGGAGCTGATCCCGGTGCCCTGGGCCAATGCCAGCTGGATCGAGGAAGTACTCGAGCGCCACCAGGGCAAAGGCTACGACTGGGCCGGCATCTTCCTGAGCCAGCTCCTGGGCAGCGGCCTGCACAGCGAACGCCGCATGTTCTGTAGCGAGTTCTGCACCGTCGCCCTGGGCTTTACCGGCATCGGCCAGCGCTACAGCCCCGTGCTGCTCGGTGAAACCGTGCATCGCATCAACCGGCTGCCGTTCGTGCAGCTCGCACACTCGCTCGCCGAGGATCGCCCGGATGCCAAACATGCCTGACCGTCCTGAAACCTGGGCCTTGCTCTTCGCATGGCTAGAACACCACCACCCATTGGTCTACGCCGCCGTGCTGTCCGCAACACTGGCCTCTGCCCGCCTCATCTACAGCGGCGGCAGCATCCGCCGCGCGCTAGGCGAAGGCTTTATCTGCGGGCTGATCACCCTCGCCCTCACCAATGGCCTGCCCTGGCTTGGCGTCCCTGTCGAGGTAGCCCCGTTCTTCGGCGGCCTGGTCGGTCTGATTGGCGCCGATGGCATCCGCGCAGGCCTCCAACGCTTCGCCCAACGCAAGGTAGACACCCTATGAACAAGCCCACCACCCTCGAACACGGCTCCAAAGGCCAGGCCGTCATTGCCCTGCAAAAGGCCCTCAACACCGCCGGCGCCAACCTGCTCGTCGACGGCGACTTCGGCGACGAAACCGAGAAAGCAGTCCGCGCCTACCAGCTCAAGAAAGGCCTGGTAGTCGACGGCCGCGCCGGCGAGAAGACCCTCGCCGCCCTGGCCGGCGCCGACTGCAGCAAGCTGCTCAGCAACGCCACCCTGGTGGCCGCAGCTGCGCGCCTGGGCTTGGAGCTGGCCACCGTCTACGCCGTCAACGAAATCGAGAGCCAGGGCGCTGGCTTCCTGGCCAACGGCAAGCCCAAGGCGCTGTTTGAGCGCCACGTCATGCACTCCCGCCTGTCCCTGGTGCGCAACAAGGGCGACGACGCGGCCGCCTTGGTCGCCCATGCCGATCAACTGGCCCTCACCTACCCCAACCTGGTCAGCCGCAAGCCGGGCGGCTACGCCGGCGGCACTGCCGAACACCAGCGCATCGCCCAGGCCCGCATGCTCGACGCCCTCTGCGCCGACGAGTCCGCCAGTTGGGGCGCGTTCCAGATCATGGGCTACCACGCGCCGCGCCTCGGCTATGCCAGCGTCGCCGAGTTCGTGCGCCTTATGCACCAGGATGAAAACCAGCAATTCGAGGCGTTTGTCCGCTTCATCGAGAAAGACCCGGCATTGCTCAAGGCCCTCAAGGCCAAGAAGTGGGCGGCCTTCGCCGAGGGCTACAACGGCCCGGCCTACGCCCGCAATCTCTATGACGTGAAGCTCGAACGCGCCTACCAGCGGCATGCTGACTGCGGCTGTGGGCAGAAGGTGGCGGCGTGAAAGGCCAGCTCGTAGAAGGCCAGCCAACGCTGGCCCAACAGCTCAGAAAACTGGACATTCGCGACGGCGACTTGGTCCTCTGCCTGCCGGAACACACCTCGCCCGAGCAGGCCCAGGACTTTCTGCACATGCTGGCCGAACTCCGCCCTGGTCAGCGCTTCGCGGTAGTCATCGGCGATATCAAGTCAATGGACGAAGCCGCCATGAACGCCGCTGGCTGGTACCGCAAATGACCAAGATTGCCTATCTCGACCTCAGCCCCCGCCAGACTGGCAAAACCACCCGCCTTATCGCGCTTGCGCGCAAGCTGCTGGAGGCTGGCGCCCTGGTCCGTTTCGTCTGCCTGCCCGGCATGAAAGACGACATCGCGCCCCAGTTGCCTGGAGCGCTGGTCATGGAGGATGGCGAGCCGTTCCCGAAAGACCACGACCCGGCCGCAGGCGTGTGGTTCTACGACGAATTCGACTGGCTGAAATCGACCCAGGTACGCGAAGGCGGCTACTACGCCACCACTGCCCGCTTCGTTCGCAAGCTCGGCGAGGCGGCCGTTGAAAACGACGTGCTGTTGCAGCTGATCCAGGCAGCAGGCGGACGGTTCGAAAGGTTCTATTGGCCATTCGACATAGCTGCTGGCCTCGCCGAAGCTCGCAAGCTGCATACCGCCGAAGAGTTCCGCCTGCTGTATCTCGGGGAGTGCTTCGCGTGACCACCCTGCGCCAAGCCCTCTATGGCGCCGCCCTGCTCGGCGCCCTTGGCCTGCACCTGTGGGGCACCTATCAGCAGAGCCAGGCCGCATCGGCACGCGCCGAGCGCGACGGCCAGCTCATCGACCAACTCAAGCAACGCAGCGCCCGTCAGGCCGCCAGCATCGTCCGCATGGGCAATGAGATTGCCGCCCAGCGCCTGGCCCAGCAGGGCATGCAAACGGCACAGGCCGACGTGCGCCAACAGCACGCCGCCAGCCAGATCCAGAAACAGGAGATAAGCCGCAATGACCCGAGTTTTAGTGATTGGGGGCGGCAGCCTCTGCCTGGCGCTGCTCGCCGGCTGCATGAGCGCCCCGCCCTCATCGGAGCAGACGCTTACCGTGCTTGGCTGTCCCGTCGTAACGCGCTGCAGCCTGCTGCCAGCAGCGCCGCAGAATAACGAAGGCCTCAGCGACGACAGCGACTACCTGGCCGCCGCCTGGGCCGAATGCGCCGCCCAGGTCGACGCCGTCTACCAGTACCAGCAACAGCAGCAACCGAGGGCCGATCCGTGAACAAACCCAACAGCCTGCGCGAGCACCTGCTAGCCGCTGACACAACCCTCGCGCAGAACCCCGAGCGGCTGCTCGTCTTCATCGACGAGGGCAACATCCGCGCCACAGCCGCGCCGGGGCTTTCGTTCGAATGGCTGTTCACCCTCAACATCATCATCACCGACTACGCCGGCCACCCCGACAACATCGCCATCCCCCTGCTCGTCTGGCTGCGCCGCAACCAGCCCGACCTGCTCACCAACATCGAGAAGGGCAAAGACGCAATCGGCTTCGAGGCCGACATCCTCGGCAACGACAAGGTCGACCTCTCCATCACCATACCCCTGACCGAGCGCGTCATCGTCAAGCGCCTGCAGGACGATAGCCTCGAAGTCACCCACCCGCCCGAGCCGGACTTCGGGCTATGACCGACAACCTCGCAGCCCTGGAAGACTGGGCCGGCGCCCTGCTGGCTAAGCTCAGCCCCGCCGAGCGGCGCAAACTCACCACCCGCATCGGCCGCGACCTGCGCCGCAACCAACAGCAGCGCATCGCCACCCAACGCAACCCGGACGGCACGCCCTACGCGCCGCGCAAGGCCAAGGCATTGCGCGGCAAGCAAGGGCGCATCAAGCGCCAGATGTTCGCCCGCCTGCGCCAGTCCAAACACCTGCGCCTGCAGAGCACCGCTGATTCCATCGGCATCGCCTTCACTGGTCGCATTGCCCGCATCGCCAAGGTTCACCAGCGCGGCCTACGCGACCGCCCCGCCCGTGGCCAGGCCGAAGTGCAGTACGCCAAGCGCGAGCTGCTCGGCTTCAACCACGCCGCAATCGAGCTGATCCGCGACGGCCTGCTCGACCACCTCACCCGCTAGCCTCGCCCTGTAACGCGCCCCGCTACAGGGGCCGCCGCGTGCGCCCCGCGCGCGTGAGCCGCAGCATCACCGGCATGAACAGCATCGCCGAACTCGCCCGCCTCATCGAGAACCTGATCCGCTTCGGCACCGTCGAAGCCGTCCAGGTCGACCCGCCACGCGTGCGCATCAAAACCGGCAAGAATCTGACCACCTGGCGCCCCTGGCTCAACCTGCGCGCCGGCGAGGACCGCGAGTGGGACCCGCCCACAGTGGGCGAGCAAGTCATTCTGTTCAGCCCGTCCGGCAACCTCGCCCAAGGCGTGGCCCTGACCGGCCTGACCAGCGACCAGCACCCGGCCAACGGCGACCGTGAAGGCCTGCACCGCCGCACCTACCGCGACGGCGCCGTGATCGAGTACGACAGCCTTGCCCACCACCTGCGCGCCACCCTGCCCGGCAGCGCCGAGCTGATCGCCGCCGGCAACATCACCCTCAACAGCGGCGGCAATATCCAGATCGCCGCCGCCGGCAACGTCGCCATTACTGGCGCCCGTGTGGACCTCAACTGATGCCGGCCGTAACCCGCAAGGGCGACAACTGCACCGGCCACGGCTGCTGGCCACCACGCCCCAGCACCGGCGCGAGCCCCGACGTGTTCGTCAACAACATCGCCGTGCACCGCCAGGGCGACGCCTGGGCCGCGCACACCTGCCCGACCATTCCCGAGACTCACGCCAGCCTGCTCGCCGCAGGCAGCGCCACCGTATTCGTCAACAGCAAGCCGATTGGCCGCATCGGCGACCCCGTCGCCTGTGGCAGCAACGTCGCCGCCGGCTCGCCCAACGTATTCGCAGGGGGCTGAGCATGATCGGCATGAACGCCCGCACCGGCCGCACCATCACCAGCCAGCAGCACCTGGCCCAGTCCATCGAAGACATCACCACCACCCCGGTGGGTAGCCGCGTTATGCGCCGCGAGTACGGCTGCCACCTCGCCAACCTCGTCGACTGGCCGCTCAATGCTGCCACCCGCCTGCAGGCCTATGCCGCCGTCGCCACCGCCCTCATGCGCTGGGAGCCGCGCATCCGCCTCAGCCGCGTGCTGCTCACCCCCAGCACCGTGGCCGGCCAAGCGTTCCTGGACGTAGAGGGCACCGTCACCGACACCAACGAGCCCTTGAGCCTGCGCGTGCCCATCAACCTCGGGGCTGCCGCATGACCATCACCTTTACCCCCATCGACCTCAGCCAGCTGCCGGCCCCGAATGTCGTCGAGCCCATTGACTTCGAGGCCATCCTCGCCGAGCGCAAGGCCTACGCCATCAGCCTTTGGCCGGCCGACAAGCAAGCCGAAGTCGCCGCCACCCTGGCCCTGGAATCCGAGCCGCTCACCAAACTGCTGCAGGAAAACGCCTACCGCGAAACCCTCTGGCGGCAGCGCGTCAACGAGGCAGCACTCGCCGTGCTGCTGCCGTTCGCCAAGCGTGCCGACCTGGAGCAGATCGGCGCCCGCTTCAACGTCGCCCGCCTGGTCATCGTGCCGGCCAACCCGAGCGCGGTACCGCCCGTGGCGGCCGTCATGGAAGAAGACGACAGCCTGCGCGAGCGCATCCAGATGGCCATGGAAGGCCTCAGCACCGCCGGCCCGCGCAATGCCTACATCTTTCACGCGCGCAGCGCGGACGGCCGCGTAGCCGACGCCACCGCAATCAGCCCGGCGCCGGCCGAGGTTCTGGTCACTGTGCAAAGCATCCTGGGCAACGGCACCACCTCCGCCGAAGTGCTGGCCATCGTCGACGCCTACCTGTCCGACGAAGACCGCCGCCCGGTCGCCGACCGCCTCACCGTGCAAAGCGCCGAGGTGCTGCCCTACCAGGTCAACGCCGTGCTGCACCTCACCAGTGCCGGCCCCGAAGCCGAGCCCATCCGCGCCGCAGCACTGGCCCGAGGCCTGGCCCTGGTCAACCGTCGCCGCCGCCTGGGCATGGAAGTGAACCGCTCCGCGCTTGACGCCGCCCTGCACATCGAAGGCGTCAAACGTGTGGACCTGGAAGACTGGGTAGACGTGGTCGCCAGCCTCACCCAGGCGCCCTACTGCACCGCCTTCAATGTCACGGTGGCCGAGTAATGGCCGCCCGTCTGCTGCCCGGCAACGCCCACGAGCTGGAGCGCCTCGCCGGCGAAGCCCTGGCGCAGATCGAGCGCGTGCCCGTGCCCTTGCGCGACCTCTGGAACCCCGACACCTGCCCCGTCGAGCTGCTGCCGTACCTGGCCTGGGCGTTCTCCGTTGATCGCTGGTCGCAAGCCTGGCCGGAAAGCGCCAAGCGTGCCGCCATCCGCAGCGCCTACTTCATCCACTCACGCAAGGGCACCATTGGCGCCCTGCGCCGCGTGGTGGAGCCGCTGGGCTACCTGATCGAGGTGCGCGAATGGTGGGAGGAAGTGCCGGCCGGCGTGCCCGGCACCTTTCGCCTGCTGATCGGCGTGCTGGACACCGGCATCGACGAAGCCATGTACCAGGAACTGTCATTCCTGATCGACGACGCCAAGCCCCTGAGCCGCCACCTGATTGGCCTGGCCATCGGCCTGGAAGTGCGCGGCCGCACCTACATCGGCGCCGCTGCCGTCGATGGCGAAACCCTCACCGTCTACCCCTACGCCCCCGGCCCCATTGAAGTCAGCAGCCCCGCCGTGCTGCTCGGCGGCGCCGCCCACACCATCGACACCATGAGCGTCTATCCATGAGCCAGACCTATTTCGCCCTCCTCACCGCCGTCGGCGAGGCCAAGCTCGCCAACGCCACCGCCCTGGGCACTCAAGTGCAGATCAACCGCATGGCCGTAGGCGACGGCAACGGCAACCTGCCCGTTCCCAACCGTCTGCAGACGGCCCTGGTGCGCGAGACGTACCGGGCCGACCTCAACGAGCTCAAGCCAGACCCCGCCAATGCCAGCCAGATCATTGCCGAGCTGGTTATCCCGGAAACCGAAGGCGGCTACTGGTTACGCGAAATGGGCCTGTATGACGTGGCCGGCGACCTGATCGCCGTGGCCAACTGCCCACCCAGCTACAAGCCGCAAATGTCTGAAGGTTCCGGCCGCACCCAGGTGCTGCGCATTGTGCTGATCGTTTCCAGCACCTCTGCCGTGCAACTCAAGATCGACCCGTCCGTGGTGCTTGCCACTCGGGCCTACGCTGACAGCCTGATCGCGGTCCACGTGGCTGCCGCTGATCCGCATCCGCAATACACCACCGAGGCCGAAGTCGCCGCCCTGATCGCCGCCGAGATGAACAGCCGCGACAGCAAGCAGAGCGTGCGCTACACCACCACCGGCAACATCAACCTCAGCGGCCTGGCCACCCAGGCGGGTGGCGACTGGCCCGCAGCACTGACGGCGGGTGATCGGGTGCTGGTGAAGGATCAAGCAACCGGTGCCAACAATGGCCTCTACGTTGCCGCGGCCGGCGCGTGGGCGCGCGCGGCCGATGCTGACGCATCCGCCGAAGTAACGCCCGGCATGCTCGTGACCATTGAAGAAGGCACAACGCTGGCTGACACCGTCTGGGAACTCACCACGAACGGCCCCATCGTGCTCGGTACCACCGCGCTCACCTTCGAGCTGACGGCCGCGCTGACCGCCACCCAGGCGGACGCCGAGGGAGGCACCAACAATGTCCGCCGTATGACCGCTCTGCGCGTGTTCCAGGCCATCCGTTCTGCCGCTGCGGTGGCCACCGAGGCCCTGCGCGGCGTGCTGCGCGTGGGCACTCAAGCAGAAGTCGACGCCGGTGCGCTGGATGACGTCGCGGTAACGCCGAAGAAGTTGCGTTGGGGCGTTTCATGGGCATTCGGGCCAAACGGATACATTGCGTTTCCATCCTGGCTTGGTGGCTTCATCTTTCAGTGGGTGGCAGGCAGCCCAGCAGGCGGGAACGCAGAGTTAACAATTGCTCTCCCAGTGACGTTCCCCACCGAGTTTATTGGCTGCTGGGCCAACCTTAACCTGGCAACCGCCTTCTCAAGCGGCTCCGTTAGCGTCAACGCGTATCCAGTTTCCAATTCGCAGATCCGGCTGGTGCGCGACGCCAGCGGTCCATCTGAAACAAATCCAATTACCGGCTTCGCCTGGGGACGATGACATGCGCTTTTACAGCCCTTCAACAGGTGGCTCTTATCTCGAGGGCCTAAACATTATCCCAGCCGACGCAGTGCCCCTAAGCGAACAGCAATACTTAGAGCTGTTCGTAAATCGGCCCCCTAACTACCGCATCATCCATGACGAAGGTGGAACCCCGTCACTGGCGCTTATCGAATCCAGACTGACGGACGTGGAATTGCTTTGTCGTTACATCGACACCGCAGCCGACGCCGCCCGCCGCGCCGTCGCCGGCGACCCGCTGCGCGCCGTGGAGTACGACCGCGCTCGCCTGCAGGCCGAGCAGTTCGCCGCGGCCGACTACCAGGGCGAAGTACCCGCCATGGTCGCCGCCTGGGCCATCAACGGCCGCACACCGCAGCAAGCGGCCGACAGCATCCTCAACGAAGCGGCCGCCTACACCAACGCCCTGGAGCTGCTGCGCACCACACGCCTGGCCGCGAAAGAGCAGGTGCGCGCACTGATGGCCGCCAACCAGGTGGAGCAAGCCCAGCAACTCGCCGAGCAAACCATCGCCGCCATCGAAGCCGCAGTCGCAGGCATCGGCAACAACGCCTGACCCTACGCCTGCTGCACCCGTTGCCCCGCCAAGTGCGGGGCTTTTTTATCCCCGCCCTGTACCGCGCCCCGCTACAGCCCCCGCCGCTCGCGCCGCTTGCGCGCGCGCGTCACCCTCAAGGCTCACTGAAACGGCACCACGCCACCAGGAGCTAGCCCATGTCCACCGAATTTCACCATGGCGTGCGCGTCCTCGAACTCAACGAAGGCACGCGCCCCATCCGCACTATTTCCACCGCCGTGGTGGGCATGGTCTGCACCGCTTCCGACGCCGACCCCGCAACATTCCCACTCAATAAACCGGTGCTGCTCACCAACGTGCTCACCGCCAGCGGCCAGGCCGGCGAACTCGGCACCCTGGCCCGCAGCCTGGATGCCATCGCCGACCAGACCAAGCCCGTCACCGTCGTGGTGCGCGTGGAAGATGGCGAAGGCGCCGACGATGCCGCCAAGGAAGCCGACCAAACCACCAAGATCATCGGTGGCGTCACCGCTGGCGGCCAATACACCGGTCTCAAGGCGCTGATGGCAGCCGAAGCACAGCTCGGTGTGCGCCCGCGCATCCTCGGTGTGCCGGGGCTCGACAACCTGCCAGTCACCACCGAGCTGGCCGCCATCGCCGAGCAAATGCGCGCGTTCTCCTACGCCAGCGCCTGGGGCGCCGACAACGTATCCGAGGCCATTGCCTACCGTGAGGGCTTCGGCTCGCGCGAGCTCATGCTCATCTGGCCCGACTTCATCAACTGGGACACCGCCACCAGCAGCAACGCCCCGGCCGCAGCCGTCGCCCGCGCCCTCGGCCTGCGCGCGAAGATCGACCAGCAAATCGGCTGGCACAAAACCCTCTCCAACGTCGCCGTCAACGGCGTCACCGGCCTGTCGCGCGATATCTACTGGGACCTGCAAAACCCCGCCACCGATGCCGGCCTGCTCAATGCCAACGAAGTCACCACCCTGATTCGCCGCGACGGCTTCCGCTTCTGGGGCAACCGCACCACCAGCGCCGACCCGCTGTTCGCCTTCGAGAACTACACCCGCACCGCCCAGGTGCTGGCTGACACCATGGCCGAGGCCCACTTCTGGGCAATCGACAAGCCCATGCATGGCAGCCTGGTGAAAGACATCATCGACGGCATCAACGCCAAGTTCCGCGAGCTGAAAACCGGCGGCTACATCATCGACGGCCAGTGCTGGTTCGACCCGGACGCCAACGACAAAGACACCCTCAAGGCCGGCAAGTGCTTCATCGACTACGACTACACGCCCGTACCGCCGCTTGAAGACCTCACCCTCCGCCAGCGCATCACCGACCGCTACCTCATGACCTTTGCCGAAAGCGTAAACGCGGCCTGACCCATTCACCTGCGCGGCACCGCCGCGCCGTAGGAGAGCAACACCATGGCGCTGCCCAGAAAGCTCAAGCACATGAACATGTTCAACGACGGCCAGAGCTACCAGGGCGTAGCCAAGACCGTCACCTTGCCCAACCTGGCCCGCAAGATGGAGGCATTCCGCGCGGGCGGTATGGACGGCCCCGTCAAGGTCGACCTAGGCCACAGCGACGACGGGATTCAGCTCGTCTTCACCCTAGGAGGCTGGGACCTCATCAGCTTGCGCCAGTACGGCGCTATCCGCGCCGATGGCGTCCCCCTGCGCTTCGCTGGCTCCGCTCAGCAAGACGACACCGGCGCCACCTGCGCCGTCGAAGTCGCCGTCCGCGGCCGGCATGAAGAAATCAACTTCGGCGACGCCACCCCCGGCGAAGACACCGAGCACGAAATCACCGTCACCTGCACCTACTACAAGCTCACCGTAGACGGCGAAGTGATCATCGAAATCGACCTGCTCAACTTCGTCTTCATCGTCGACGGCGTCGACCTGCTGGAGCAGCACCGCCGCAACATCGGCCTGTAACCCGCATAACCCACCCCCGATGCCGGCAGCGCTGCACCCGCAGCGTGCGCCGGCCCTTACACCCGAAGGAGCCCACCCATGACCGCCAAGAAATCCGATCAGCCGGCCGAAGCCGTCGTCGCCGAAACCGCCCCGGCCAAGAACCCCAACGAGGCCACCGTCACCCTGGACACCCCCATCGTGCGCGGCAGCCAGGAAATCACCGAAATCGTCCTGCGCAAGCCGAAAAGCGGCGAGCTGCGCGGCGTCGCCCTGGTCGACCTGCTGCAAATGGACGTGCTCGCCCTGCGCAAGGTACTGCCACGCATCACCACCCCCAGCCTGACCGATCACGAGATCGGCAACATGGACCCAGCCGACCTGGTCGACTGCGCGGGCAAGGTGGCGGCTTTTTTGCTGAAGAAGTCGGCGAGGGAAGCTGTCCTCGACGCGTAGACGACGCCATGGCGGACATCGCCATGGTCTTTCATTGGGGGCCGGCGGATATGGACCCGCTCGGCCTGGCAGAACTGATCGACTGGCGCGAAGAGGCCAGGAAGCGTTGGGAGCGGCAGCATGGCCAATGATTTGAAAATGGAGGTCATCCTCCAGGCGATTGACCGTGCCACCCGCCCCATTCGCGCCATCACCCAGGGCAGCGTTGGCCTCGGCCGCGCCCTGAAAGACTCCCGCGACCAGCTCAAGGCCATGCAGGCCCAGCAGCGCGATATTTCCAGCTACAAGGCTCAGCAGACCGAGCTAGCAGCAACCAGCCAGGCACTTAAAGAGGCACGCGCCCATCACGGTGCAGTAAGCCGAGCACTGGACAGCCATCGCGTTGCACAACAGGCCGTGGCAGCAGAAACCAAAGTTCACCGTGCTGCTGTCCGTAACCTGCAAAAAGCACTCTTGTCCGCCAAGGAACCCAGCGCGCAGCTCAACCAGCAATATATGTTGGCACGTGACAACCTCACACGACTGGAAACTCGCTACAGCGCGAGCCAGGCACAGATGCGCCGTTACAAGGAACAACTGCGCGAAACCGCTGGCAACATCCAAGTCCTGAACGGCCGTAATGGTGAACAATCTCAGCAGCTCGGCATCCTTCGTACCCGGCTCGAAAGTGCCGGCATCAGCACCGACCGCCTCGCCACCCACGAAACTCAGCTCACAGCAGAAATAGCCAAGGCCAACGCGGCCATGGATAAACAGAAAACTCGGCTGGCGGCCATCACTAAGCAACAGGAGCGCCTGGCCCGGGCACGCGCCCAGTACGACAAAACCCAGCAGCTCGCCGGCAGCATGGCCGGTTCCGGCGCTGCTGGCCTGGCATCCGGTAGCGGCATTCTCTACGGCCTGCGCACCGCCCTGGCGCCGGGCATGGAGTTCGACGCCACCATGAGCCGCGTGCAGGCGCTCACCAACCTGGACAAAGGCGACGAGCAGCTCGCCGCACTGCGCGCCCAGGCCCGCAAGCTGGGTGCCGAAACCATGTTCAACGCTGGCGACGCCGCCAGCGGCCAGGCCTTCCTGGCCATGGCTGGCTTTACCCCCAAGGCCATCATGGCCGCCATGCCAGGCCTGCTCGACATGGCCAAAGCCGGCGACATGGATCTCGGCCGCACCGCTGACATTGCATCGAACATCCTCGGCGGCTTCCGCCTGGATGCCAGCCAGATGAGCAACGTCGCCGACATCCTCACCAAGGCCTTCACCACCTCCAACACAAGCCTGGAAATGCTGGGCGAAACCATGAAGTACGTTGGCCCGGTCGCCGCCAGCGCTGGCATGGGCCTTGAGGAAGCCGCAGCCATGGCCGGCTTGCTGGGCAACGTGGGCATCCAGTCCACCCAGGCCGGTACCACCTTGCGCGCCATGCTGCTGCGCCTGGCCGCACCGCTTGGCCCTGCGCAGAAAGCCATGGACAAACTCGGCATCAGCGCCAAGGACTCAGAAGGTAACCTGCGCGGCATCACCACCGTCCTGGGCGAAGTGGCCAAGGCCACCGAGAAAATGGGCAACGGTGACCGACTGGAGTATCTCAAAGCCATTTTCGGCGAAGAACCCGCCGCCGGTATGGCTGAACTGATCCAGCAAGCCGGAGCCGGTGGCATTCTCAAATACCTGGACGTGATACAGGACCACGCCGGCGCCGCTGGCCGCACCGCCAAGGTGCTGGCCGACAACCTAACCGGTGACATGGACGAACTATTCTCCGGGCTCGACGAGGTGCGCATCGAGCTGTTCGACCAGCAGAACAGCGGCCTGCGCGAGTTCGTTCAAGGCTTGACCGAAATGGTCGGCCGCATCGGTGCATGGACCCGCGAAAACCCGAAGCTCACCGGGCAGATTCTCAAAATGGCCGCCGGCCTGGGGCTGATCATGGCCACCATGGGCGGCCTGACCCTGATGCTCGCCTCGATCCTCGGCCCGTTCGCCATGGTCCGCTACGGCATGATGCTGCTCGGCATCAAGAGCCTCGGCGCGGTCACCGCGCTCAAGTCGGTCGGCAGCGTGCTGCTGTGGATCGGTCGCCTGGCCATGGCCAACCCTATCGGCCTGCTGATCACCGCCCTGGTGGTCGGCGCCGTGCTCATCTACAAGAACTGGGACGCCGTGAAGGCCTACCTGCTCGGCCTGTGGGCAGAGCTGCAGGCGGGCTTCTCCGGCGGGCTGGGCGGTATAGCCGCCACCATCCTCAACTTCTCCCCGCTGGGCCTGTTCCACCGCGCGATGGCGGGCGTCCTCAGCTACTTCGGCGTAGACATCCCGGCGCGTTTTACCGACTTCGGCGGCATGCTCATCGACGGCCTGGTCAACGGCATCACCTCCAGCCTTGGCCGCGTGAAAGACGCCATCACCGGCGCCGGCGGCGCGACTATCGATTGGTTCAAGCAGAAGCTCGGCATTCACTCGCCCTCGCGCGTATTCGCCGAGCTGGGCGGCTTCACCATGCAGGGGCTGGAAAAAGGCCTGCTCAGCGGCCAGAGCGGCCCGCTCGGCGCCGTGCTGGGCCTGGGCAAGCAACTGGCAGCCGCCGGCGCCATCAGCTTCGGCGCGGCCGGTAGCGCCATCGCCATGGACAACCGCCCGCCCCTGGGCAGCCAGAGCGCGCCACGCGCCGCCCAGGTGCAACAGGCCTCGCCCATCCACATCAACGTGCATCCTGCGCCGGGCATGGATGAGCAGCAGCTCGCACGCCTGGTGGCCATCGAAGTGGCCAAGATCCAGCGCGCCCAACAAGCCCGCAGCCGCAGCGCACTGTCAGACCAGGAGTAATAGCCATGATGATGGCCCTCGGCATGTTCACCTTTGGCCTGCCAACCATTGCCTACCAGGAGCTGCAACGCACCACCGAATGGCGCCACGGCTCCACCAGCCGTATCGGCACCAACCCCGCCAGCCAGTTCCTGGGCCGTGGCGAGGACACAATCACCCTGCCCGGCACCCTGCTGCCCGGCCTGGTCGGCTCGCCGCTCAGCCTCGACACCCTGCGGCTGATGGCCGACACCGGCAAAGCCTGGCCCCTGGTCGGCGGTACCGGCAAAATCTTCGGCGCCTGGGTCATCACCAGCATCAGCGAAACGCAGCAAATCTTCTTCGAAGACGGCACACCCCGCCGCTACGAGTTCACCATCAACCTCAAGCGTATCGACGACGGCCGCACCGACATGCTCGGCAGCCTAACCGGCATCATCGGCGGCGCCCTGCGCGGCGCGCTCGGTGGCCTGCTGTGAGCATCCTGGGCCAGGCCGGCCAGCTGCTCGAACGCGCTGCCAACGGCTACCGCGACCTCACCAGCTACGCCCGCCCCATCTGCCGGGTGGTGGTCAACGGCACCGACATCACCGACCTCATCCTCGGTGGCCAGGAACCGCGCCTTGTCAGCATCGAGCTGACCGACAATCGCGGCCTGGAGGCCGACCAGCTCGACATCACCCTAAGCGACCACGACGGCCTGCTCGCCATCCCACCACGCGGCGCGACCCTGCACCTGTGGCTGGGCTGGAGTGATACCGGCCTGATCGACAAGGGCACCTACACCGTCGACGAAACCGAGCACAGCGGCGCGCCGGACACCCTCAGCATTCGCGCCCGCAGCGCGGACATGCGAGGCGGCCTCAAGGTCAAGAAAGAGCGCAGCTGGAGCACCGCCACCCTCGGTACCATCATCGGCGCCATTGCGTCCGCTCACGGCCTGGCGCCAGTGGTCAGCGCCGTGCTCGCCGGCATCGAGCTGCTGCAGGTCGACCAGGCCAACGAGTCAGACGCCAACCTGCTCAGCCGCCTCGGCCGCGAGCATGACGCCATCGCCACCATCAAGGCCGGCCGGCTGCTGTTCCTGCCCACCGGCAAGGCCACCACCGCCAGCGGCCTGGCCCTGCCCCACGTCACCCTCACCAGGGCAGACGGCGACCAACACCGTTTTCTGCAAGCCGACCGCGACGCCTACACCGGCGTCAAGGCCTACTACTACGACGTAAACAGCGCGGACAAAAAAGAGGCCATCGCCGGCGCCGGAGACAACCTCAAGGAACTGCGCCACAGCTACACCGACCAGGCCAGCGCCCTGCAGGCCGCCCGCGCCGAATGGAACCGCCTGCAACGCGGTACCGCCACGCTCAGCTACACCCTGGCCAAGGGCAGGCCAGAGCTGATCCCCGACCAGACCTACAGCCTCACCGGCATCAAGGCCGAGATTGCCGCCATCGTCTGGCTCGGCGGCAACATCCGCCACAGCTTCACCCCCGACGCCTTCACCACGTCCCTGGAGCTGGAATCGCAATTACCGGACGGCGACGATATCGCCGGCCTGGCCGACCAGGGCGCCGGCTATACCGGCATCGTCGCCTGGTACCGCGACGCCAAAACAGGCCAGCAACACAAGCTCACCGAGGGCGACCAGGCCAACCCGCGCCGCCTCACCCACCTCTACGAGAGCAAGGCCAGCGCGCATCGGGCTGTTAAGCGAGAATGGAGGCGACTCAAGCACTAAGAATGGCAAAGCGCCATATAGATTCTATGCTCCATTTTGGGAGTAATACCCCCATCACAAGGAGCCTATGATGAAGCTGAATAACCCAATAGCAGCAGCGGCAATTATTTTTCTATTAGGTGGCTGTGGTAACTGGGATGCGATCTATAGAAAACACAACTTTGCCAGTAATAAATCAGCTATAACGGATATAAAATCGAGAGCAATAATCACCACAAAAACTATAAGCACATATAACAGCGATGGCAGCTTAAAAAGTACAACTGCACAGCCCGTATGCGCTGAACCAAGTCCAGACGCTATTACAGCATATGCGGCAGAGCTAGCAGCCGACGGCAGTTCTCCAAGCGGAAATACACTAGGTGTTGCTGGATCATATCAAGGTGCCGCCGCATTTGTTGGCATGCGAACACAGACGATACAGTTATTGAGAGACCAACTATATCGCCTATGTGAAGCAAAGATTAACGGTTGGATAACCGCCGATCATTATGAGATGCTTTTAACCCGCAACCAGAGATATACCTTAGCTTTAATGGCCATCGAGAACCTTGCCCAAGCCAGTCAAGCACCCACCGTAACGCTTACTTCCCAATCCTCTGCTGAGTCCTATACGAACTTCAAGGCATCTGAAAATCTCCTTAAATCTGCAAAGAAAGAAAAAGCAGACCTTGAAAAAATTGAGAAAGACAAAATAAAACCTGAGCAAACCGCTCGACTAGCAGAATTAGAGCAAGAGATACCGATACTTGAAGAGCGCGTCAAGAACACTAAATCTGCGCTAGCGTCAGGTTCAACCAGTGCCAATATTTCTCTGCAAGGCACAGCCCCGAAGACTAACCAAGACGGGATCGATGCGATAAAGTCAATAACAGAGACACTCATAACTCAAGGCGAAGACGGATATAAGTGCTACTACGCGTCCCTTGACAGCTCGCCAAATCCATCAAGCGCCAAAAGAGCACTTGATGATTACTGTGAACAATATTTCAAAACGAGAACAGAGTTATTAGCAAACTTCATAAATAGTCAAAAAGACGCACAAGGCAAGCCAAAACTATTACCGCCTGCAACGATCCTCGATACAATTAAGCAACTTCAGTAAATTTTATATATGCCCCGCCCTGAGGCGGGGCATATTAGACTCAACCTTTCGAATCTCGCGTGACCATCGCCTCAATCGCCCGGCGCATAAACGCCTGTTCGCCCTGGTCAAGCTGGCGGTAGAACCGCAGCAATAGCCGTTCCTCTGGCGTTACCCACTCCTGCAAGGGCTGCACACCCTGATACTCGGGTTGACCGGCCGCAGCCTCTCGAACATCGCAACTCATCTGCATACTCCATCATTGGCAGTTGTCCGCAGACCTTACCGCCACTCTGAAATATGCAACCCCGCCAACGTCTTGGCAGTCCGCCTCCCAGCGGGCAAACTGCCACCTTTCTCAAGGAAGCAGCCTAGACATGGAAATCCCGCAACAGCTAATCGCACTACTCGACGTCAAGTACGTTCCTGTCTTCACCGCCGTGGTAGCCCTGTTCTCTCTGGTACCCAAGCTGGCTGCCCCGCTGATCAGCGCCTTGGAAGCCCATGACAAGCATTTCGTTCGCAAGCCACTGGAGCGCTTGAAGGCGCTACGCTCCAGCGCATCCAAGCATTCGGGGTTGGCTGAGTACTTGGAAACCTCCATCGAGCTGGAAGCGTTTAGGATCGCCTCGGGCATTACCACTAGCCGCGCCAAAATGGAATTCTTGCTGGCCTTGAATAAGGACGGCACCTGGTCAAAGCCTCAGCTGCGCAGCGTTGCCCAGCATGTAGGATTTCCAGAGGGCTCAGACGAACCTGCAATAATCATCAGTACCAGCGAAAAGGTATTCGCGGTCTGGAGCGCTGTCTTTGCTGGGGTTATTGCACTGATGGGGTCGGTTTTCTTCATCGCGCTGGCCTCGACGAATGAGATCCTCCCCTTCCTGATCGGAGCAATAGTATTCGCGAGCTTCGTGGCTTTCGCACGGTTCATCCTGAACGAGTACATCAGCTACAAACTGGCCAGCCGAGCACAAGCAGACCTCAAGCGTAGAGCGGCCACCAGTTAAAGCGGGTCACCCACCAACACCGCCTTGCCGGTATCCCCCTCGCAATCCCCCTCACCTGGGCGCCATTCCAGCGTGGCGCCCTCGCCCACCAGGTCCACGTTCAGGATGCGGTGCAGGCATTCGCCCATGCCGTCCTTGTCGATGGCCACCAGGCGCTGCTCGTCCCAGGTGGCCACCTCATAGTCGAAGGCCTGCGCCTCCAGATCCTGCCCTTCGGTGTGGAACAGCAGCGAGGCATAAGCCTCCATGCAGGTTTGCCGCTCACGGTTGCAGATAATCTCCACGCCGTTGGTGCTGCCGTAGGCATCGCCTTCGGTAGTGCGCCAACCGCCCCAGATCACAAGGCTGTCACCCTGGGTAATGCGCAACGGAGGAATGGTGGCGGTGCGCTCCAGCGGCGCAGGGCCGACGATCCAGACGGCCGCATAAGCGGCAACCAGGGCAGAAGCGAGGGCAACGGAGAGATAGCGAAGAATGGGCATGGTCGAACTCCTTTTCGTGGGTGGTGCCGTCCTGGCATCTCGGAGACTAGATCATAAAGCGGAAATTGCAAATTAATAGATAAATTAAAGTTGTAGATTCACTCAATATTATGAGCAAGATCAACAAAATAAGGGTAGCGGGAAGTAGCGAAGTACTTTTGATTTGCAAATTGCCACAAAGCAAACGACCTCAAAGTACCCTCATTGTTATCCTCGCGAATTTTATTTTGAACGTAGTTCTGGCCAACATTTAAGCATGAGAAATAGACCCTTGCAATGTCATGTATACTTTCACTAGCAATACCACAATATAATTCCTTTGGAGGGTAAGTACTCTCTAAATCACGCCAAGCATCTGCATCATTGTTAGACAAAACTCGCCTATACAGGCGAGGCGCCTCATCTCTTAATGCCACTAGATACATAGCCCAAAAGAAATCAAACACGTTGACCTCCATGGCTGCGCGAATGGCCCTAACGTGTCTAATACACTTTTCAAGCTCACGAAGCTTGAGCTTGAACGTCTGCGCCACAGCAAGAAGAATGATATGGTATTTATCTAACTCAAAATCTCTGGACAAGACAGCATTGCTAGAGGGCGCCGTAGGTTCGTACCTGCCCGGAAAATATTGTGAACGTTCCACTGCAGCAGTCATAACAGGGATATCTGCGTAAAGTTTAGTCTCAAGAGTTTGCGCCTGCACCCAGCGTTCTATACTTGAATAATCCAAACTATACTCAGCATCAAAAAATCGTTTTAGATACTTCGCCCCATCAAAGCCCCCGCCATATACCGCCCCCATCGAATGCTGCAGCTGTTCTAAATCACAAGCAATTACAAACTTACAACCTTCAACATCAAAGAAGTGCTTAATTCTTTCAAGCAATTCAATGGAGAACGTTGGCCGACACCTATCAAGCTCATCGATAAAAATGTATAGATGTCTTGGCTCAGTTTCACTCTTCACCGCCTGCGCCATTGAGGCTTCTTTAGCCAGCCCTGCAAGCCGTCTTTTAAAGTCATCAACAGTCTGCATGGTTTTACTATTGCTTTGCAAAAGCTCGTCCAGCGCTTTTTCAGCCGCACTAGACAAAGTTTCATCATCAGAACCTTGGGCCTCCCCAGCCACCTCAGAGATATCAACACCCGTGACCTTCTTTACGATGCCCTTTGCAATAACTGGTGTCGCAGCGAGAATAGCCTTTACCGCCTTACCTCTAAATGCTGAAAGTGCCGCATCGACTTCAGCGGTAGGAATCAATTCCTTAAGGGAGTCATGTATCGCAGCCGTGAGCGCCACAAAGGCATCACCTGCATAGTCATGCTGCCATGCGTTAAAATAAATCGTGGCTCGTTCCTCTTTCAGCTCCGCATGCCAATTCTCAATAAAAAAAGTCTTGCCAGCCCCCCATGGAGCGTTAACATTCAAAACATTAATTTCAGGATTAGAGTCAAGATACTTAGTGAGAAACTTGGCCACGCCTCGCCGTTCCATCTTGTCCTTGCTCCATGGAGTTTCTTTCTCAACAGTCATACTAATATCCTAAATATCTAGACTTAATAAACGATCACTAGGGCAAAAGCGAGGGCATCGGAGAAACCGCAAAGAATAGGCATGATCAAACTCTTTTCGTGAGTGCGACCATCTTGGAAAATAGCTTCATGCTTCCCTAGCGCTCATTAATTAGTTGCAATATCCTCAACCACTCGCCAATCTTTAACTGGCACGCATAGAAATGCAACACTATCAATATAGCAGAATCAGTGATCCCGCAAATAAACATGCAAAAGAGGACTGACTAACCAATCATCCTTTACACAGGTCAGGCCGTATTTTTTAAACAACTTTCGCGCCACCCTCCTAACCGTTAAAAGATTACAATATATACATTTCTCATAACTATCAAAATCATTAAATGCAATAGAAAAATAATACGCTCTTTGATCATGATCAAGGCCGGCATTGGCTATCATTTTTTGAATCATCAGAAATTGCCGAAATATTTCACCACTCCAAATTCTATTAGAATTCTTGATAACATAGCGCCTTCCAAGTCGGTGCCTCCCCAATGGAGTGAGATCACTTCTCGCTTCAAGAGACGCCCTATATTTCTTCATTTTTTTTGCAATATCTTCTGAGTGCTTAACAGTTTTTCCGCCTTCACTTAGAAAAGTATGCTCCGCTCTGCGCTGACGATTCAGTGCAAGCACATTAAAAAAGGAGCTTTCAAAAGACTGAATCTTAAATACCGCCTCTTGAGATCTTAACGCACTAACTGAAGAAGACAGTTCTCTCTCCTGCACACCAATAGATATAAGGATTGCAATCAAAGCCATAAAACTCAATATAGGATTAAGCAGCCCACCTACGAAATCACCAATTTGGCCAATGTTCGTTTCAATATTAAAGTCTAGTAAATAGAAAAAGAAAAAAACCACCCATACAAGCAACACATTAGCGACGGAAAACAAAAGCAAAAATCGTTGTTTACCAGAAAAATCTGAAAAGACTTTTTTAAAGAATCCAGAAAGCCGCCCCCAATGAGCGACAAGGAAAACTGTAACTACGCATGAATAGACCATAAAAAATAGAGCTAGATTCTTAATAGCTGCACTTGTCATAAGTAAACTCATAGAATTCTATTCATGCGCATACGAAGTCCGATCATCATAAAAGGGAAAGGCTCATGTGCTTATTTTTTCCGGTAACTCTTATTTCCGCTCGGTGTTATGCAATACTGCCCACCAAGCGGCCCGGTGCAAAGAACGCCTGTACCACAGGGGCATTCACTAGGCGCGCTGCCTGTGGCTCGAAGCGGCGTAGAACTGCCGCCATAAACCGCGCTGCAATTGCGTTTGCTGCCGCTGATCGAGCCGTCATTGCACACCCACAGCTCACCATCGCAACGCGCTACGCCGCCCTTCTTGCCTGAGCATGGATAGTTAGCGGCCTGGCTCAACTGGGCCAGGCCGAACGCGAGCAGCAGGCAAAGCAGCAGCCGCATTTCGCTATTTACTCTGCAGAGCAGTGACGAGCGCTTGTTGCCCTTCCGGCTTGAAATACAGCGCCTCGAAAGGCTTCGACCACTTATCAAACTGGATGCCCAGATCAGCGTTTGGCGTGACCAGGTCTTCCAGCGAAGAAACGTCAATCAACCCGGCGACAGCTTGCAATGCCTCCTCGCGAGTCACATTGATCTCGACTTTCGGAGCGTCAAGGTAGCGAGCAGAATACGGATTGAGCGTCACCTCCATCGGCAACGCGCTCACGTGAACGCCAGGCGCATCGGTATGAATCAGCGTGCGGTAAACACCGTAGAGCGCCACTCGCCGAACCTCGGCGAGTTTCACCTCATCCAGATCGTTGGCATACACTTGCGTAGCCAACTGGATATGCAACGGCTCCTCTGAGATCAGTTTGAAGGTGCCGTTCTCCTCAGCAAAGTCAGCCTTGTCATCGATCATCTCCGTGACCGTGGCAAACTTCATCGGCTTGAGCGGGCCGCTTGCGGGTACATCTGACACACTCGCCTCGACGACTTTAGGCGCCTCAGCCTCCCCGCAACCACCCGACATAAGCGCGGCTAGCGACAGTGCCGCCAGTCCGTAAAATCCCTTACGCATCCCTGCTCTCCCCTTCAAATTTCTACTTTGTTGTATCCGCCCTGCCAGCCATCGCGGCCAGCGCGGTAACCATCTTATGAGTGTGCTGCCTGTCGCCCTCGGGCAGCAGACGGTAGTGCTCGACGAGGTCGATTTCGTCGCCATTGAAGCTGCTGGAGGCCTCGGGCGTGCGACGGCCAGTCACAACATAGAGCACGTCAACGCCTTTCTCAGCCACCGCAGCCAGGTAAGCCGCGTCGGGGCTTCGCTCGCCCTTCTCGTAATTGAATTGCGAAGTCTTTGCCACACCGGCAATAGCAGCGAAGTCCCCTTGGTTGTACCCCAAGCGGACACGCTCTTCTTTCAGCCTTTCGCCGATATTCAACAAAACGACACCTCAAGGCTTGACGATTCAACATTTGTTGAATAGCCTTTACCTGTATTCACTCTAAATCACACGTTTGTGAACTATGGCCGACACATACGCCCCTGAGCAAGCCTGCAAGGCAGCGCGCGAGCGCCTTGAAAGACAAGGCATCACCGTCCGCGCATTCGCTGCGCAGCACGAAATTCACGAGTCCACCGTCTACGCCGTCCTCAACGGGCAGAAAAAGTGTCTGCGCGGCGAAGCTCATCGCGCCGCCGTCCTACTCGGCATCAAGGAAGGCACGGTCGCACAGTAGTGCGCCCGGCCAATGGGGGAAACGAGAAGATGAAGCGCCCGATTCTTGATAGCCGCCGCCGCACCGTGCTGGCCGTGGTTGCCGCCTTTCCAGGAGGCCGCGAGTGCGCCGCCGCCTGCCTGGGGCTGGACCTCAAGCAGTTCGACAACAAGCTGTATGAGAACCCCGGCCACCGCCCGCTGACGGACGAACAAGTGCTCCAGCTGGAGAAGGTCGCCGGCACCAGCTACCTGCCCGACTACCTCACTGGCCTGTACAACGGCGTGTATGTCGCCATGCCCGAGCCGGCCGACACGGACAACATCGACCTGCTCACCCGTGCCATGGGCACGGCGGTCAAGCGCGGCCAGGTCGACGCGATGATCCTCAAGGCCCTGGAAGACGGGCAGATCGACGAAGCCGAGCTGGCCAGCATCATCACCGCCCACCGCCAGCACATCGCCGCGCGCCACGCCGAAGTGGGCGCCATCCTCGCCCTGCACAGGAAGCCCCAGCCATGACCACCAACAGCGGCGGTTACAAGTGCCTCTGCCCGGCTTGCGGCAGCCGTATGCGCATCCGCAACAGCGAGACGCAAACGCCCACCTTCAAGACCATGTACGCGCAGTGCTGCAACCTGGCCTGCGGCGCCACCTACACCGGCTCGCTCACCTGGGATTACGCGCTTAGCCCGAGCGGGCTGGACAAACCGCGCATCAGCCTGCCCATCGCGCCATCGGTTCAACGCATGCAGGCGCTGCGCGACAGCCAGCCGAAAACCAACCAGCTCGACCTGCTCGATGCCATGGGGGCCACCGCATGAACGCCGCCCCGCAACTGCCCCACGACTACCTCAGCCAGATGCAGGCCCAGGCAAAGGCCTATCTGCAGGCGCACCAAGCCGAACACCTGTCAGGTGACGCCCAGTTGATCGAGCGCACCACCTGCCACCTGGTGCACCAGTACGACGTGCCGCTGTTCATCGCGCCACACCTGGTTGCCCTGGCCATCAGTGAGCTGCCGCCGCCCACTTTCCACCCATAAACGCACCACCCAGGCCCTGCCCGCTCGTGTGGGTAAGGGCGAGCTGCACCCAGCATTCGAGGTTTGCCATGCAAAACGCCGTCGAAGTCCCGTTGCAAATGCCCCGGCCAGTGGCCGAGGCGCTGCTCGAAAGCCTGCGCGAACAACTGCGCCAGGGCATGCAGTTGCACTGGTACGCCGATCGCTACCGCGAGGTGCCGGCAGGCCTTCGTAGCCAACGCATCCTCACAGACTACCCGGCCCTAGCCGGCCACAAACGCACCATCGGCGCGCTGCAAGCCGCGCTCAACGTCTCCCAACAAGGCCCAGCAGCATGAGCCAGATGCAAACCAAACTGCTCGACGAAGTCACCAAGCGCATCCAGCGCGACTACGTCGGTCTCAAGCCCATTCGTGGCACCAAATACATGCGCAAGGGCAAATGCCCGGCATGCAACAAGCCGGAGCTCTACACCTTCATCGAGTCGCCCTGGCTGCTGATCTGCGGCCGTGGCAAATGTGGTGCGCAGTACCACGTCAAAGACCTCTACGACGACCTGTTCAACGACTGGAGCGAGCGCGCACCGGCCACCGACCAGCAACCTAACGCCACCGCCCGTGCCTACCTGGAATTCGCCCGCGGCTTCCGCCTGGAGCTGATCGAAGGCTGGTTTACCCAAGAGAACTTCTGGTCACGCGAGCTCGGCATCGGCAGCGCAACCGTGCGTTTCCCGCTGGCCAAGGGCGGCTACTGGGAACGCCTGATCGACCGCCCCGAGCGCTTCGGCAAGCAAAAGGCACGCTTCGCCCCCGGAGCCAGTTATAAGGGCGTGTGGTGGTGCCCGCCGTCGCTCGACCTCACCACGCTGGACGAGCTGCACATCGTCGAGGGCATCTTCGACGCCATCGCCCTGCTGCACCACAACACGCCGGCCGTCTCGGCCATGAGTTGCAACGCCTTCCCCGAGCAATCGCTCCGCGAGCTGAAACAGGCCTGCATCGACGCTGACCGTCGCCTGCCCACCCTGGTCTGGGCGCTGGACAACGAGCCCGTAGCGCGCAGCTACACCCGCAAATGGGTCGCCCAGGCCCGTGCACTCGGTTTCACCTGCGAGGCCGCGCTAATCCCCCAGCGCGGCAAAAAAGTGGACTGGAACGACCTGCACCAGCGCTGGGCCTTCATCGACGACGCCGAGCAGCGTGCAGAGCGCGTAGCGGCCGATCTGGACGAAGCCCGCTACCAGGGCGCCCTGTTGATCGCTGACAGCGCGTCGGAAAAGGGCCTACTCATGTACCAGCGCAACGAGTGGCGCGAGTTCCACTTCGGCTTCGACAACCGCCTGTATTGGTGGTCGCTCGACCTGGACAAATACAACAAGGCTGTTCAGGCGATCGAGGGCGACGACAAGGGCGAACACCGCGAGCTGAGCAACGCGCAAATCCGTGAACGCGCCTTGCGCCTGTCCGGCAGCGTCAACGAAATCGCCAACTGCTACTTCGAAGCCCTGTACTTCCAGCGCAACGAGATCACCGACGAATCCTGGTACTACCTGCGCGTCGACTTCCCCCACGGCGCGCCGAGCGTCAAGAACACCTTCACCGCCACCCACATCGCCGCCGCCAGCGAGTTCAAAAAGCGCCTGCTTGGCATGGCCGCCGGCGCCATGTTCACCGGTACCGGCCAGCAGCTCGAAAAGATCATGAAGCTGCAGACCTACGGCATCAAAACCGTCGAAACCATCGATTTTGTGGGCTACAGCCGTGACCACGGTTGCTACGTATATGGCGATATCGCCGTCAAGGACGGCCAGGTCTACGAGGCCAATGCCGAGGACTATTTCGAGTTCGGCAAGCTGCGCATCAAGACGCTGCAAAAAGGCGTCACCATCCGACCCAGCCGCGACGCGAAGGCCTACAGCAGCGAATGGTTCGAGCTGCTCTGGACGTGCTTCGGCGCCCAGGGTGCGGTGGCCCTGGTGTGGTTCTTTGGCTCGCTGTTCTGCGAACAGATTCGCGCCCGCTGGCAGTCCTTCCCCTTCCTGGAGGCGACCGGCGAGGCCGGCGCCGGCAAAACCACCCTGCTCAACCTGCTATGGAAATTGCTCGGCCGCCCCGGTTACGAGGGCTTCGACCCGATGAAATCCACCAAGGCAGGCCGTTCGCGCCTCATGGGCCAGGTGGCCGGCATGCCCGTGGTGTATCTAGAGGCCGACCGCCACAGCGACGACAAGCCCCACGCCAAAACCTTCGAATGGGACGAGCTAAAAGACTTCTTCGGCGGCGGCACCCTGGCCACCAAGGGCGTGAAAACAGCGGGCAACGAAACCTACGAACCGCCCTTTCGCGGCACCATCGCCATCAGCCAGAACGCGGCCGTAGTGGCGCATGAGGCGATCATGACGCGCATCTGCAAACTGCATTTCGTGCGCCCCCAGGTCACACCCGAGAGCCGAGCAGCGGCGGACAAGCTCAATGCCCTGGACGGCGACATGCTCAGCCACTTCCTGCTGTTGGCCATCAAGGCAGAAGCCGGCGTGCTGGACGCCTTCGCCGAGTACTTCCCTGGCTATGAATCGCGGCTGCGCCGCCTGCACACCCACTGCTGGCAGTGCGAAACGCCCTACGCCACCGCTAACGACAAGCACGCCTGCCCCAGTTGCGGCAACACACTACGTGGCTACATCCGCGTCGAGCGCATCAGCAAGAACCACGCGATGCTGCTGGCCCTGCTGCACTGCCTGCGCCAGGTGGTGCCCATCAGCGATGCCCAGGTGAGCGCCACGCAACGGCAGATCATCACCATGGCCCTGGAGCGCCAAGCCTCGATCAGCGCCGACCACCAGCATGTGGCCGAGTTTTGGGAAGTGTTCGACTTCCTCGAAGGCCTGGACGGCGAAGGCCCGGTGGTCAACCACAGCAACAACGCGGAAAAGGGCGAAATCGCCATCAACCTCAACGACTTCTACGAACGCGCCCAGGAGCACAAGCAGAAGTTGCCGGACATCAACGTACTGCGCGACCTGCTCAAGGAAAGCCGCTCCCGCAAGTTCGTCGAGGCCAACGTCGCCGTGGCCAGCGCCGTGCGCAAGCACCAGGCCAGGCGCGCCAACCTCACCGTATTCAAGTCCCCCACCGTCAAGTGCTGGATCTTCCAGCAGCACCCCAAAGCCGGCGCGGCAACGCCGGCATAACCCCGAAGGAGAACCACCATGCAAATCGATCACGAAACCCGCGCAGACAAGGCCATCACGCTACTCGGTAGCGGCCTTGCGCTCGTTGCGCTTTTCACGCTGTGCAGCCTCGCTCCGGAAGCGCTGCTCGCCATCATCCACTGACCCAACACGCCCAGGCGCGGCAACGCCTGGGCAACCCCCGAAGGAGAACCACCATGCAGTCAGCACACGCCCGCATGCAGGACGACCTGAACCGATTGGCAGTGGAAGAAGCCGAGCGCCCCTACATCCGCGCCCAAGGCATTGAGGCCTTGCACAAACTGCTGCCAGTCGCCCAGCGCGACACCGGCCAGAGCCGCGTTTGTGCCCAGTTCCTGCTGAGCCTCTACAACGGCAACGCCTTCCCATTTCCCCTCACCGATCTGCGTGGCCTCGACACGCCGCTATGGGATGCCTGCATTGCGCTGCTGCGCCTTGATCGTCGCCCGGAAATGGAGGTGCACCAGTACGTCGAGAACGGTGAGGCCATCTGGTCGGAGCTGAAACGCAAGTGGGCGCCCTAAGGAGAACCACCATGCACCTACAACCCCACCACCGCTGGCCGCTACTGGCCATGGTCGCCGCCCTCGCCGGCGTAACGGCCACGTCGGTGGCCATGGCCATCGACGCACTGATAGACGCGCCTGTGCTCGCCGCACTGTTCGCAGGCGCCGCCGTGGTACTGGATCTATTCAAGTACGCCGCGTGGCCGCTCGCCCTGATGCTGCTGGTAGCCCGCCGCACCCTGGCCGCACTATTGATGATGGCCAGTGCCCTGGCCCTGGGCGCCGTGTCCGGCTGGGCAACCTACGACCGGCTGATGACCTCGATCATCACCAGCCAGGCCGAGCACCAGGCGCAACACGAACAACGCCAGGCCGACCTGCTGGAACTGCGTCAGGCCGACGCAGAGCGCATCGAGCAGCTCGACGCCGAAGCAGTCGCCGTCCATCACCAGGCCAACGCCCTGCGCGAACGCGGCATGGTCACCCGCGCCCTGGAACTGGAAAGCGCCGCCCTCGCCCGCATCGACACCCTGCGCGCCGCCGCCCAGGAACGCCGCGACACCGCATCGCAGGAACTCACCGCCCTGCGCAGCCAGCCGGCCAAGGCGGCAGGCCTGCCGCTGGAATTGGCCACCCTGCTCTGCCTCGGCTTCGCCCTGGCGCTGGAGGTGGTGCCGGCCCTGATCCTCTGCGCGCTGCGCCCCGCACCCGTTACCGAAACCGCCCGCGCTACCGCGCCGGTACGCCAGAAACACGCCGAGGAACGCACCCAGGAACACCCGGAAACCGAGCCGGAAACGCCAGCAGGCACAGACCTACCCGCCGAACTGCTGCAACTGATCGCCCGCACCGACAGCGGCGCCAAGCTGGCCGTCAGGCAGGTCGCGCGGGAATTGAGGATGGGCAGCGAGAGAACCACCCGACTGATGCAGCAGGCCACAGAAGCGGGCCTGCTGAGCAAGACAGCCGCCGGATACGTGGCGGCATAAAGAAAGGCCCCGGTGAGCGGCAACTCACCAGGGCCATACCAACCCCGAAGGAGAACCACCATGCAAGTGAACCCCCAAGAAATCAGCGCCGATAAGGCTACCACGTTGCGCGGCAAATCCCGCACGGCCGAGAAGTTCGTCGCTCGCCTGCCTGATGGCATGCGCAGCCGTATCGAAGCCCTGGCAACTGAGAACCATCGCAGCATGAACGCCGAAATCATCCGCCGGCTTGAACGCTCGTTCATCACCACCGACCTGGTCGCGCAGCAGAATCAGCTGATCGCCCATCTTCAAGCGACCATCACCACCCTCTGCCGCACCGCCGCCAGCGAAGGCGCCGGCCCCGAGCTGCGCGCAGCCATCGACGCTGTATACGCCGAACGCCGTGGGGAGGTGCCCCATGCGTGAGCGCCCAACCCTGGCCGGCAGCCGTCTGGATCTGCCCAGCATCTGCGACATCTGCAACAAGCCCCGTTCAACGGGCAAGCACGCCAAATGCAGCCGCGTCCGTCAGCAAACCAAGCAGGCCGAATGGTCGGCATTCATGGCCGAACTGGCCGCCAAACGTCTCGCCAAACAGGAGCGCCGCCGCTATGGCCGTTGAAATCCGCTGCCGCTACGCCGCCGGTACCTACGTGGCCACCGTCAAAGGCGAGAAGCGCACCGCCAGCAACACTATCAGCGCCCGCCACGCCGCCGAAGCCATGGCCGTCAAACTCGGCCTCGATCCCGCGCACCTGGTGGAGAAAGAACGCGACCTGATCGACCCGAAAGACCGCGTCGTCTTTACACATCCAGGACAGCATCGGGAGGCCGGCCATGCCTGATCTCCTCTGCTTATGGAGGTAGCGAATGGGTAATCCATCACGCGACGAACGTCACTCGACTCTGACCCATTCAGCGGCAACAATACTGTATGCCCAACCAGTACTTTGTCGCCATGTATTACGACATCGCCCAGCTGTATCACCTCGGCAAGAAGCGCCCGCGCCACGACGTGCAATCCAGCCCGCGCTTGCGCGCGGACATCATCGTTTGCGTATCGCCCTCGGGGCCATCGGGCGGGCCGTGCCTCAGCGCCTGCGTGGGCGGCGGCCATATGCAGGCCCCCATCCCAACGCTGTACAACGTGCAACTGGAGGGCATGGCCACCCTGGGTATGGTGCTCACCGGTGTAGAGGTGATCGATGGCCAGGTGTTCCATCAGGCCTGGCACTGCCGCCCGCTGGAGGACAAGGTTGTAATCCCCTGGACGAGCTGCCCGCCCTCGTCGCTGGATCTGCTGATCTGAGGCCACCGCCACCCGCATAGCAAGAAACCATCGCTTCAACTTCTCGGCCCGCTCTCGGGCCGAGCTTCTTTTCGGCCCATACACTGGGCTTTTCGTGTGTCGGGGGGCACAGATGGCAAAGGGTGTAGAGGTACGCGGTAACCGCGTGCGCGTGTATTTCCGTTATCAGGGCGAACTGTGCCGCGAGCCGTTCAACGGCGACGCCACACCCGAAAACACCGCCCAGGCCGAGCGCTTGGCCGGCATGATCGAGTACGAAATCAAGGCGGGCACCTTCAGCTATGCCCGGCACTTTCCCGACTCGCCGAGGGTGAAAACAAACACGTTCGGCCACTACCTGGATCTGTGGCTTGAAATCAAACGCAACCAGCTCGCCGCCAGCGGCTTTCGTGGTTACCTGAGCCGCGTCGAGAACCATATCCGCCCTCGCTGGGGCGACACCCAGGCCGACCAGATCGACCACCTGGACGTGCAGGCTTGGGTGCAGAAGGACCTGATGGCCAAGCTGCATAACAAGACGGTGCGCGAGATCGTCAGCAACATGCGCCAGGTGTTCCGCCTGTACCGCACCCGCAACAGGAGCGCCCACGACCCCACGGACGGCATCGCCATCGCCCTGCCAGATGCAGAAGACCCCGACCCGTTCACCCGTGAGGAAATCGACATGCTGCTCTGCACCGAGAGTGATCGAGTGCAAGAGCTGAACATGATTGAGTTCATGATCTGGTGCGGCCCGCGCGTCAGCGAGGCAATGGCACTGACATGGGAAGACGTCGACCTCAAGGCCGGCACGGTGATATTCCGGCGCGCCCGCGTGCGCAGCGAGTACAAGGTCACGAAGACACGCCGCTCGACGCGCAAGGTTCAGCTACTGGCGCCGGCGCTGCGCGCCCTGGAGCGCCAGGCGGCGCACACCAAAGGCCTGGCGCCGGTGGCGATCGAGGTGGTGGACCGGGACAACCGCACCCGCAGGAAACAGACCGTGCGGTTCGTCTTCCACAACTCAGCGACCAACCAGGCCTATTCGACGTCGGACAATCTGCGCCACGTATGGTGGAAGGCGCACATCAAACGCGCAGGCATAAAGCCACGCGGCCCGAACCAATGCCGGCACACGTTCGCCAGCCAAATGCTGAGCAGCGGCATTGCCACGCCAGAGTGGATCGCTGATCAGATGGGGCACACGTCCACGGCCATGATCTTCAAGCATTACGCCAAGTGGATCAGCAAGGACGGCCCAGACTTTGTGGGCATGCTCAACAGGGCGTTGAACCTGCTGTAA